AATGGAAAAAAAACTAAAACTTTTTTCTAAAAAGGTATTGACAAATATATAAGTTTGTGGTTTTATTATAACCATGAACAACACAACAATTACAACAATAAACATAAACACTTTTACAGGCTCAATTCCAACAGGTCACGACCTAGTGGTTTTTGAAAAAAACAACCCTAGTTCTGCTCTAGTTCTTTATGGATTTGATGAAGTAGGAATGTTTGATTTACAGTTTAAAAATCCTACTTATGGGTTTGCTAAAAATTAATGAAATTTTTAAATCCAACAATATACAACTTTTATGTTCCGCTTTGGAAAAGAATTTGTATTGCTATTAGTTTTAAAATCAGCCTTGATATAGGTGGCAGAGTTCTTTGGAAACTTGCGCCTTACTCAATGGTTGGATGAAAAATACAGGTAAAAATTTAGAAAAGTGGATAGAAATAGAGGCTAAAAAATACGAGCAACAAGATAAGTTATTGCTTCGTAAGGTTGATCCACCAAGTTTTTCAAGAGTGTTTAAGGGAAAGACAATTCACACTTTATTACCTAATCCTTTTCCTGACTTCATTGGAAGCACCAAACAAGGTACTACAATTTGCATAGAGGCAAAAAGCACAAAAGAAAAAAGACTATCATTTGGCAAAAGCGGATTAAGGCAAAAGCAGTTAGATGACTTGAGGGCATTTGCAAGGTTTGGTGCTATTTGTGGAATAATATGGGATTGCGGAAAGTTTTATTGGGTTACTTTGTCAGACATAGAAAGTGCAGAAAAATCAGGACGCAAGTCTGTAAAGCCTGAGCATTGTAGGGAGATTAAATCAGAGAATGGTCATGTAATAGATTTTTATCCATGCTTAAAGCAAACTATGACATTTACGGAATGGCAAACATCTCGCTTTTAAAAAAAATTATACTATTATTAAAGAATGAGTATTTTAGACAGCATCAAGCAAAGATTTTCTACACAAACAAAAAGCGCACCAAGGTTTAGCGGATTTGACGCTGAAGAAAATAGAAAAATATTTGAGCATCTTGAAAGATTAGCAGGAGTAAAAGTTGACAGGATAGCAGACTACGATAGTTATTTTGATGCAACCTTGGGTAAGGTATGGGCATCATACAGAGCGTGTGACATGGTTGCTAGTGTAGTATCTAATGTAAGCTATCAGTTGGTGGATCAAAATGGAAACCCTAAAGTAGACAAAGAAATACAAAGAAGCTTAACGCACCCAAATACACACGAAACATTTAGAGAATTAATATACATAACTGCAATGCAGTTAAAAATGACAGGAAATGCCTATTGGTATAAAGAAAGAAAAACATTAGGAGGTGAGTTTGAATTAATTCCTTTGTACCCTCAGTATGTAAAAATTATACCTGACCCAAAGAAAAAAATAGGCAAATACGAATACACTAGAAATGGTGCTACAACTTACTACAAACCTGATCAGATTATTCATTTTAAAAAACCTAATCCTGCTGATCCTATTTTAGGGATAGGAGATATAGAGGCGTCAGAAGTTTTGTTTCAGGACTTTTTAAATCAAGGTCAAATAAGAACAAAAGGACTAGAGAGGGGAAACATTCCTGCGGGTGTTTTGGTTAGAGAAGAGTATGACGGAGATGAAGCAGAATGGGAAAGAGCCAAGTCATCTTGGGAGAAAAAATACATAGGAAAAACAAGAGGATCAGGTGGCATTGCATGGCTTACAGGAAAATGGAATTTTTTAAAAATTGGCGTTACTCCTCAAGAGCAAGAATCTATTGAGTTTGAAAAGAAAACAGAACGAGAAATATTTTTAGCACATGGAGTTCCTGCAAGTATCGCAGGGTTTGAAAATGCAACTAATTATGCTACAGCAAGGCAGGACTACATAAACTTTACAAGGTTTACTTGCTTACCTTTAGTTCAATTAATATTTGCAAGAATTAATGATCCTGACGAGTGGATTAAAACAAAAAATGAAAATTATGAAGTAGAATTTCAAATAGATGGATTGTTAGATGTAGAACAAATAGTAAAAGACTATAAACCTTTGGTTGATTGCGGTGCTATGTCACTAAATGAATTAAGACTAAGATGCGGTTTGAAAACCACAGAAAACCCTGATCATGATAATTATTACACAGATTCTTCTACATTAACTCTTGAAAATGTTACAAATGCAGTACCTGATGTTGAGCAAGAAATAAACATACCGCAAGAGCAGATAACACAGCCTGAAGCTCAAGAGAATGAAGCAGAGGATGAGGAAGACGATGAAGAAGAAAAAGCCTTAGATGGAGTGTATGGTGAAAAGGTAGAATCAGTACCTTCTTATGTCAGTAAGAATGCAAGCAGGGGACTAGAGTTAAGAAGCAAATACGGAGGTGGTGGATTGACACCTAAAACCATAAGAGAAGCTAGGCTAATGTCTAGGGGCGAAGTTTCTGACAGTAAAGTAATAAGAATGAGCGCTTGGTTTCTTAGGCATGAAAGCGATTTAGAAAGCCCTAAGGCAAACGCATATCTAAGAGGAGAGACAGATAGACCTACAGCAGGACAAGTAGCATGGCTATTATGGGGTGGCGACTTAGGTAAAAGCAATAGAATGCGCGCACAGAAGTGGGCAGAAAGACAAGCAAATAGGGTTAGGGATGAAGCAAGTTTAGAAAAAGTTGTAGATATAAAATCTATAAAGTCTAAATCATGGAAATACAACGAGTTTGGATACATTAAAGCTACCTCTCAAAATGCAAAAAGAGCATTAGCATATTTAGACACACATAAACCTAATTGGAGTGATTCTAAAATGTTTAATGGTATTTATTCAGTACCTGAGCTTAGGGGCATAGCAAGTGTTCTAGCTAGAAGAGTTAATGTCAGCTACAGAAGTATGTGTAAAATTGCCAATGCAAATCGAGCAGGAGAAAAAGAATTAGGAAGAGCAGAAGATGATACATATGAAAATGTGGATTCATTAATTTTAGATATGCTTGGAGGACTTACTTTTGTAAGGTGGGCAAGTGAAGAAGTTGGAGACTAAGAGCTATGCTCCTGACGGAGGTTGGGATGCAGAAACTTATGAAAAACATGGGACAACTCTAATTTCAAATTTTTTAAAAATTCAGAAAAACCACAGAGTTACAGGCAAAGTAAGGCTAAAAAGATTTTTAAATAAATTATTTGAAAATCAAATTGAAGAAGTTATTAGAATTGCTGAAAACCAAGCAACTTTCAAAGCATACAAAACAGTTGATCCTTGGAACACTTCATTAACAAGAGTGTTTTCTTTAGGCGACTTTGAAGTAGCAGGAAATCTTCAAGCGATACAGGCAGACTCAATTAATGGGTCATATAATGATGCAAAGAGATTGCTAGGCGAAAAACCAAATTCAAGCTCAAAGCCACAAAACAGGCAAAGATCATACAAGATAGCAAGCAAGGTAACCAAGATAAATAACACTACGAGAAAAATTTTAAGGAACGAAATATCAAGATCAATAAAAGAGGGTATGACAGTTCCTGAAACTTCTATAAGACTGAGGAAAATGCTACCAAGAATGAAGAGAAGGATTCCAACTATTGTTAGGACGGAAATGAGTAGGGCTACAGACGAGGGCGTAAAGCAAGCAATGAAAGAGTCTCGGGTTATTACGCATTGTTCAGTAATGGGGTGCGAAAAAGAAGAGCCTTTATTTACATATAATGGATCGAGTACTTGCAATGTAGAAAATGTGCCAATAGCAGAAGTAGATGGCGTGGAGTTTCATATTAATCATACAGGAGCATGGGTGCCGAGTAAATTTAAGACGCAAGCACAGATAGCAAAAGAAACTCAACTACGATTAGATCAAGCAAGGCAAGCTAACCCAACTGCATTCCCATCAAAGCCTAGACAGTATTCTAGAGACAGTTTAGACGCACATTCAAGAGCAGGAATATTCAATGAAAAAAGATCAGAAGTTCACTCTTCAATAAAGAATCAAATAACAGGCAATCAAACAGAAACAGGATGGGCAGGGGAAAAAGCTATATTACTATTGGGTGGAGCAATCGCCACGCAAAGCCTAAGAGATAAAAGAGAATTTAAAAACAACAACCCTAGTGGAAGACTGTCAGAGTCTGTTTATTTAGACCCTGATTTAATACTGCAAGAGCTTCCTGAGTATAAGCCAATGCAAAAAGCAAGCAGGATGGGAAGCTTTGAGCAAACAGATGCTTATTTGACAAAAGAAACAAGCCACATAAAGCAGGAGTTACTAGATGAGATAACCGCTATTGGGCTAACTGCAATCATTGAGGGAATCCATTCAGGGAGCAGAGAAAACTATGATAGGTTTTATGATAATTTAAAATCAGAAGGGCATAAATTAGAAGGTCATCTTCAGGTAAGTTCTTTCGCGCAGTCTTACAACGTAAATAAAAGAAGTGCTGAAAAGTATGGAATAGAAGTTCCTGAGTACTTTATTCAGCGATCAGTAGAGTGCGTGTCAGAAGTGTTGATAAAAGTTAGAAGAGGAGTATTTAATAAATTTTATTTATATGATGATGAAGAAATAATTTTTAAATACGAAGAAGATAAAGCAAGCGTGTTAAAAAACGAACAGTTTCAGGCTTTTGTATTTAACTCTAGATACTTTTCGCATTTAGCACTAGAAGGAAATGATTTACCCTTTTTAAAGCACAAAGACATAATACATGACATAGATATAGCTAAAGCAAAAGACTCCCTAGAAGAGCCTGATGCAAAAGACTGTCAAATAATGGCTGTAGAAATTATTACAGGAGTTGATAAAAATGATAGCGACTTACAGCCTATGAATGAAGAATATGAAAAAGCATGGAGCATTTTAGAAAAACAAATCTCAGCAATAGAGTCCATAGGGAACAGGTTGGCATTCCAAAGGTATATAGAGAGCTAGAGTTTGATTGGGCATTGACATTGGCGTGGATGTGGGACACACAAGATGTTATTCTATTGACGCACTTTCATTAGACTGAATACAAACAAACAAGCAAACTGAGTGGTATCGGGTTGCAATGCCATCTAAGATTTGGGGTAGTCTTAGGTGGTTTTTTTTGCTTGATGCAAATTGAAGGAGTGAAATAAATTTAAAAAATATTACTAACCTTAGATGCAAACCCGCTCTTTTACTAAGCTATGAAAAAATTACAAGTATCGTTTGATTACAAAAATCCTTCTTTAAGTCGTTCTAAATTTAGAATGCTTCCATTTACTTATGTGGAAAGTTTAAAGAAAACTTATTCCTTTTTATGGAATGCAGGAATATCTGAGTTAGCAGATGATGCATTTGAAGTGTGGAGTCAGCATGAAAAAGGCGAGAATGTAAACTTTGACAAGTGGGTAAGCCAAAGAGAAAAATACGGTGATCTTCACGCTATAGATGTTAATCACTTGCTTCGTGAAAAAATTACTCCACGAAATGCAGGAACATTTATATCTTTAATTAAGTGGGGAATAATACCGCACTTTGGTATTCAAAAAACAAAAAGTCTTATTGCAGAATTAATTGATAGCGATTGGACAATGGGAAGAGTTAAATTTGAAAAAACTTTTAATGACTATCCTTCTACAGCAATAGAAAATGCTAAGCGCGCATTAGCTCAGCTAGACACAAAGGCAGGGAAGAGGGTTGCTAATGTATTTGCATCTCATGTAGCAAGAAAGTTTGCACAAGGATATAAGTTTACTTTTGCAGAAATTCAAAAAATTGCATCTTTTATTACTCATAAATCTCTTGCAGGAAAAACTTATGAAGATAATGCAAGCTCTATAGTATGGGACTGCTTAGGTGGAACAAATGGAGTTATGTGGGCAAAGCGTAGAGCAGACAGCTTTCATAAAATGCCTGTTTTAGTAGAAATAGAAGGTTATAAGAAAGCAGACTGCCTAAGTAATGAAACTTGCAACACTTGTCTTTTTGCTAAAAAAGGTTGGTGCGAACAGAAAAATGCACCAATTGTTGGAGACTATGTCTGTAAAGATTGGCAGGACAATGAAGATAAAGAAAACAGTAGCCTTATAGGAATGGATAGCGATGCAAGGAAACGCAGAAAACAACTAGAAGAAAGAGCAATTAATTTTAACAGAATTGCTTCCGTAAAAGCTAACAATCTTATTGCTAATAAAAAAGTAGGCAAAGAAGATGGTTACGAAAAGTCAGAGTACATTCAAAATTACGGATGGGAAGAATATTCTAAATGGTTCTTAGGTCAAAACACAGAGTATTCAAAACGCTCTTATAACAGATATGTATATCCTGTTACTGAAAACTTTGTTACTTTAAGCTTGGATGCAATTAAAGCATCAAAAACAAAAGCGGGTCTACGTGGACACAGGCAAGTATTGGAAGAGTTGATTAAGCTTGAAGCACAATCTAAGCATATTCTTAGAATTGAAGAAACAGAAGATTCTTTAATTCTAGAGTTTGGGAAAGATCAAATACTAGCAAGTGAAGACGAAGAAGAAAGAGCAGTTGTAGATAAAGAAGAAAAATCTTTTAAATTTGCGAACAAAAGAAAGCCTACCTTTAAAGTCATTAAAGACGAAAGTGGTGCAATCATAGATTACCAAGATGTAAAGATTGCAGGGTACGGATCAACTAATGAAGATGTAACCAAGGCAGACAGGACAGGTGACTACTTGAGAAAAGGAGCATTCAAAAAAACTATAAAAAAGTTTATGAACAATCCTGTAATGCTCGCAGATCATTCTAATTCAACAAAGACGATTGTAGGTAAATACACTCATGTGGAAGAAGATGATAAAGGACTATACATTGAAGGAGCAGTAAGTAATTCTCCTGAGCAAAAAAACATAAGATTTCAAGTAGCAGAGGGTAATCTGCAAACTATGAGTATAGGTGGCATCTTTAAATATGAAGAAGATGGAAAAGCAATAGAAGAAGTAGACTTAATGGAGATTTCTTTAGTTGCTATACCTATGAATCCTGATGCAAGATTTGTGGTAAAAGAAGCAGGAGAAGATAAAATTGAAAAAAATTAATTTTATTAGAATCTAAATAAATTAATATTTTTTTTAATTATTTTCTAAAAACTCTTGACGCACAAAAAACTCTACTGAGATATTGACGATAGATTACTTAATTTTAACACTAAATTATTAGAAATGACAAAGGCACAAAAACAGCGGTTCTTAGAACTTAAATCACTAGGCGTTGACATGAATGAAGCTCAACAAGACGAATTTGACAAGTTAGCAGAAGTTGCTGTCAAGGCGGGTCTTGATCTTGAAACTCTTCAGGAAGTCGATCAAAGCTCTCTTACTGAGGCAGAACTTTCTCAAGTTATCAAGGGATGCGTTCAAGACGAATTATTCGGAATGAGCGAGCAAATCCAAGATAGGCTTGAAAACTCTGCTACCAAGGAAGACCTTGAAAGAGCAGTTAAAAAATATGCTTCCGAGCAAGTTAATGAAGACGAGTTAGTTGAAAAGATTAAATCTGCTCTTCCTAAATCAGAAGGCATTAACAAGGAAGAATTAGCTGAAGCATTTAAATCCGCTATTGGTGCGTTGCCTGTTAGCTCTAATCACGAATATCCTGTACAAGAGGAAACAAACATGACTATTGAAGTACCATTTGGTAACAGTAAGGGTAACTTGACTGTAGCATCTAAACAGCTTCACAACATTTTAGTTGGTAAGCATCAAGATGACGGAATTACTGAAACTCAGCTTAAAAATGCTCGCACTAATTCACTAGGAAGAAAAACTCTTGCCTCAGGTGGAAGCGTAGACAGATCAGGGGGCTTATCAAGCGTAGGTGCTTCTCTTACTAATGTAGACCTTTCTACTGCTCTTGAAGAAGCTGTATACAATGAGTCTGCTCTTGCAAACTTGATGAGATCGCAAGAAATTCAAATGCCTACGAATGTATTTGAAATTCCATTAATTAGCGCTCGTCCTGCCTTTGGTAAAGTTGCAGAAACCAAAAGTATTGGTGTCGGTGATCCTACGCTTGACATGAAGGTATTAACTTCTGTTAAATTTGCAGGACGCTCTGATTACTCTTACGAGTTGGATGATGATTCAATCATCGCAGTTCTTCCAATGTTACAAGATCAACTTGCTAAGGGCGCAGCCGATGCCTTAGAAAAATCAATTCTTTCTGCTCAAGTAAGAGATGATGCAGGTGCAGGACTTGCAACCACACTTGATACTTTTGATGTGGGCTTTCAGAGGCAAGCAGAAGCAGTAGCTACACACGTGGATGTAGGTGGAGTGCTTTTTAGTGGAGTTACGGCTGATATTGCAAATGCACGTGGTAAAATGGGAACAGCAGGAATTAAAGCTGAAGACCTTGCTCTTATACTTACCTCGAAAGCATATGGTGAGTTTGTTGGAGATACTTCTTTAATTACTTACGATAAACTTGGCGATCAAGCAACCTTACTTACAGGTTCAGTTGGTCAAGTATTCGGAATTAATGTTCTTATATCTGATAACTTCCATATTACATCCGACTTCAATGTTGCAAATGGTGGGTTTAATTCAAATGGTGGTACTGCTGTTATTGTTCACGGAATGCTTGTTCGTCCTTCTTCTTTCAAGATGGGTGTTCGTGGTCAGTTCCAAGTTGAGCAAGATAGAAATATCACAACTCAGACCAATCAGGTTGTAGCTTCTTTCCGTAGAGCAATGAATGTTATGGATACAGGTAATGCTCCTGCTATTCAGCTTGTTGGATAAGAGCTAGGATTTAATCCTTTACAAATTAGCCTCCCTTGGGTAAACCTTGGGAGGCTTTTTTATTATGAGAATATGTACTATAGACAACGAAGAGGTAAAACTAACTACTAATGAGTGGTTATCAAAAGGGAGACCTGAAGTTATTGGTTGCTCAGATTTGCGCACGCAAGAACCTTTTAAGCGGATAAATTGGTCGAAAGATGTACAGGATATAAAAAGACAGCTAAGCAAGGATGAGTACTTAGTAGGACAATTATCAGATTATGTATGCTTAATACAGAAACAAAGTAAGTACTACCACGGAAATTATTCTGCTACTTTTAAATTGATTGATTTACTACTAGACCATGCATTTAATTGCGGATGGGTAGAAGGGTTAGGCAAATTACAGGAACAAGTAGATGAAGTTGTTGCAGAAGACTCTGAGGATGTCACAAGCGAAGAAGAGCTTGACGCAGTAGAAGGTAGCGAGTTAGATTTAAATAAACTTAAATTTAATACAAATGGACAAGCAAGCACTAAGGAAACAAATCAGGGAAGCGAAAATTTCGGACGAGAAGAAAGCAGAACTGTTCAAGAAGTTGGACACAGCGAAAGCGGATCAAGTAGTGGAATTCTTCAACCCAAAGCCAAAGCCTCAAAAAAAAGAGGTAAAAAGCGAAGCTAAACCTTGGAAGCCATCAGGCGATAAAAAAGGAAGCATTTCCCAAGGGAAGTGAGGGCTAAGTGCCTGATCTCGCATATGGGGATTTAGTTCGTTCAGCGAGGAAAGATACAACCTCGCAAACAAATGCCCTTGCAATAATACCATTATCCTCTGATTACTCAGGGGTAAAATTGAATAAGCCTTACTGTACTATAGCAGATTTAAAAGCGTACATAGGCAATTCGGAGTTTGAAGACGGATTCTACGCACAGTCTATTAATCAAGCGAGTAGAATGGTTGAAACAATAGCAGGAAAGAATTTTTGGTACTCAGACTTTAGGTTTGTTGATTACAGACCCAAGAAAGAAGATATATTTGAAGATAAGATTTTTTTACCATTTCCAATTAGATCAATAGTCTCACTAAAGGTTGAAGGCGATATTATAGCTAAAGATCAATATGAGTTTATTCCAATAACGGACTATGAAGACCCAAGGAATTTTTACATTGAAGCTATAGCAAATAGCGAAAATACAACTGAATCAAAGTATGTAATTAACGAAAGAACTCTTTCAGTAAAAATACGTGGAGTATTTGGCTATAAAGTAAGTGACACTTTAAATATGCCTACAGATGCAAACTTTCCACCTGACGTAAGAAGGGCTACTACAATGATAGCAGGGACTCTCACAGGTAAGTTCATGAAGCAAAGCGTAGACCTAGAGGGCAACAGGCAAAACATTTTAGAAACTATGATTCCTATGGACGCAGTAAAACTGTTAAAGAAGTCTAAAAGGATTATAATGTGAAGGCAAGTAATGGTGATCAGATAGTAAGAGAGCTTGAAAAAGTTGCCAAAAGCATTACTCCACGAATCAAGTTGGGTTTAAGAAAAGTATCAACCCATGCATATAAAAGACTAATTCAAGAAACTCCAAAAGGTTACACAGGGCAAACTCGTAAATCATGGAAACTATTTAATTACTCATCGCCCAAGAGCGTATCGTTTGAGATTTCAAATTCATCTAGAATAATGAAATACTTAGAAGATGGAACTAAGGCACATGGACCGAGGACGGCAAAGTATTTATTTGTTCCACTAAATAAGACAACAGCGTTAAAAGGAATTACTAAATCTAGCAAGTTTGGAAGGTCATATGTTTTAACAAAAAGAGTTAAGGGTATAAAGGGATTGCACATAGTAAAGAAGAGAGCTAGAATTGTGGAAAAGCAAGCTATGTTAACCTTAAAAAGAATCGTCACACAGCTATGACATATGCACACGAACTAATAAATCCACCATTAACTTATCCAAGCAGATTGGTTAAGCCTATAGATGTAATGCATCACAGGTTAAAAAGAGAAGCAGATAAAGGTGGAATACTAGAAGGATTAAATGTACTACAAAGTCCTTTAATTAGAGTTGAAGGCTCAGATCAATTACCGAATGTGTGTATGGTGGACTATTCGGATAATGAAAATCCTTTTGCAGGAGCAAAGACAAATAATAAGATGTCATCAAATAATGTAGAGACAGAATCTACCGCATCTTTTTTACTTTCTTTTAATAGGGAAAATGGGAACTACTCTATTCCATTAAATTCACAACCTTGGGGTATGATAAATTGGATAGAAAGATTTAAGGATACTCTTGAGGTGGACGACAATGGACAGGCTGACGCAACCTTGGAAATGTCATGCATGAAGCCCTTATATTGTCATGTCAGGGAAACAGAAGTCATGGACTTATCATGGAGTATATTAATAGATGTTGAGTTCTTTCCATTCCCTATACAGAGGGCAACAAGGCGATTTGGTTGGAAAACTGAAGATTCAACTAAGAACGGATTAAAAATACCTACTTAAATACCTTGACGCATTCAAAAAACTCAAAGTAATTTTAATTTATTTAATTCAACAAAAGTAAAATCATGGCTAATCAAGCAATAGGACTTACACACGTTTTACCAAACGCGGAGTTTGCGACACCATCAACAGGAACGTTGTCGACTTCAAACACGACAGAATGTTTAATCATTCCAATTAGTGACCTTGATGTTACCGCTTCAGGGGGTGGCTCTTCGTACTCAATTGTCTATACTGATGCATCAGGTGCAGATACTACTTATACAGGGAATGCAGACCTTATACTGCAATCTTTAATATCAAAGTGGTATACTAGGTTTAAACAAATTTCAGATGACTTTACTGCTGACCAAGCAAAAGCTACAGCATCACAACAAGATACTGATCCACCTCCAAGTGCTTGCACCTCTTCAGGGTTTACAAGTTATACAACTAGTGGTGCTACAGGCAATAAACTTAGAAATCAAATTACTGTCAATTTCCTTTACGAAGAGCCTACTGTTGCCTTGGTGGATGATGGAGACGTTTAATCTTAAATAGGAGTACTTAAAAAATGGCTACAGATAACGGAACTAGTATTAAGTTTGCAGGAGGCGCAGCCGCCGATTTCAACAAGCAAGCATGGGGTATTGATGCAAACCAAGCAGGATTTTCTGCTACGCAAAGCGTTTCTATTACTCAGAGTATGAGTACAGTAGAAGCAAAGAACAATCAAGGTGAAGTTGTTGGTGTTCTTGTTTACGATAAGCGTGCAGAGTTGACGATTGAAGGAATTGCAAATGAGCTAAACGATTTAGAGGTTACTCAAATTGGTGAAAGCTTGAGCGGTCTAAACGGAACTGATGGTGGTGGTTTAGACTCAGACTTAAATAGTGCAACTATCATGATTACTGAAATTGGCGTTGAGCTTTCTAATGAAGATTGGAAACGTTTTAGCCTCAAGGGTCAAATGTACGAGTTGGTTACAGAGCAGGCTTCCTAATTACATTTAATCCCTTCAGGTTTTAGCCTGAAGTTATCTTATTATGAAAACTACCAAGGCGAATATACGCATATTCCAAACAAGCGACACTAAACTAGCGTCGTTCCTTATAACGTCAGGTCATCTTCCGATGAATCCTCCTTTAATAAAAAGAGAGATAGAAGGAAAGACTAGAGGATTTTGGAGGTTCGACAACTTTGAGGAGTTGAATCAATACGAAAGAACATTAGATCAAAGTCTTGGTGTTTGGAAAAAGGGGATTAAGCATATTGAGGAACATCCTGAGGATACAGAATCAAAGATTATGCAAGCTCTGAAAACATTTGATTACTTAACATCTCAATTCAATAGAGATGACTTAGGTAATATTTTAACATTCTACACAATTGATGGTAATACATTCTCTGCCATTAAGGGTAGCAAGAAAGAAGAAATGTTAAAAAAGAAAGCTAAACTAGCATGAGTCCTAGAAAAGCAAAAACCAAAGTAGAGGAAGCTGAAGAAGAAGCTGAAACTACAGATGAGCAAAACGCAGACGAAAAGTTTATTGATAGCCTGTTAACACAGTCACAATCGCAGTCTGAAATTAGTGGCATTAAGCTAAGAGCGCCAACTCTAGCAACCCTAGCTATTCTTACAAGGGCAGATAATGCACTAGTCACAGGTAAGCAATTAACTGAAGCAGAAGTAATGATGCACGTATTGGTGTTTATGTATGTTCATTCTGCACCAATTGATGAAGTGCATGGTGCTTCTATAGTATCACCTATAGCAGGGGCAAATCTGTCCTTAGAAAGAAAAGCATTAGAGTTGGGCGAAAAGATGCCATACAAAAGTCCAAAAGATTTTATAACTCTATATGAGGATTTAGTTGCTTGGCTAGGGGAGCATATGGATTTACAAGTCGAGGCAATACCTGATGAGACCGCTAAAGGGAAAGCCCCGAACCCAAACGAGTAAACCCACCTTATACAGCCCGCATACTGACAATAGTAGCGGAAATAACAGGTATAGAGGTGGGAGAAATATTCTACCATATGCCAATCAGAAGCATACACGCTTATCAGCATTGCTACATGGTAGCAAATGGTGTAGACTGCAAGCATCCCTCAGGGAGAGGAAAGAAGACAGTTTTGCAGGAATTAAACGATTGGACTAAACAAAATGGCTGATAAAAATTTAAACATAAACGTTAGTGTAAGAACCCAAAACACTACACGTAAACTTCAACAAGTTAATAAAGAGCTACGCAATGTAAGCAGAAGTGCCAATGTAGCATCAGCATCAGCAAAAAGAATGGGCGGTGGGTTTAGATCGTCATTCTCACAGTTGTCAGCATTTACAGGTGGCATGATAGCCTTAGGTTCAGCGTTTAGGGTGTTCAGTTATGGCGTAAAGCAAATGGTAGAGTTTGAAAAGACTATGTCTACTGTCAAGGCTGTCTCAAAGGCAACAGAGCAACAGTTTGCATCCTTAACAGGAATAGCAAGAAAACTTGGAGCAACTACTTCGTTCTCAGCTAGTGAAGCCGCCGATGGACTAAAGTTTCTGTCAATGGCAGGATTTAGCGTAAAAGAATCTATGCTGTCACTAGAACCCACTTTGCAACTTGCAAAAGCAGGAGCAATGGATTTAGGGCGCGCCGCCGATATTGTATCGAATATAATGCGTGCAATGAATATGGAGGCGAAGCGCACAGGAGAAGCAGGAGATATTATTGCTCAAGCGGCGCGGAACTCCAACACAAGTATCGAGCAACTTGGAGATGCATTTAAGTATGCAGGGGGAATTGCAGGAAACTTAGGATTAACTCTAGAGGAAACTACGGCGGCGCTTAGTACCCTGAGTAATGCGGGTATGCAAGCAAGCATGGCAGGAACAGGATTAAGGCAAGTGCTAACAAAGCTTGTAAATCCAAGTACTAGTATGCGTGAGGTTTTTGAAAGCGTTGGAATAAAAGTAGATGAACTAGATATATCCGCAGGCAACCTAGTCCCAACACTAAGAAAGCTTCAACAGGCAGGACTTACTACAGGGGAAATATTTAAAGCTTTTGAGGCGAGGGCAGGAACTGCTTTTAGTATTTTAATGGGTGGCATAGGAGACCTAGAAAAGCTAGAAGCAAAAAACAAAGAAGCAAACGGCACGCTTCAGGAAATGTCTGACATCATGGCAAACAACTTGGCGACATCAGGAAAGCTTTTACAGTCAGCCTTTTCAGAGTTGTTTATTTCACAAAACGAATTTCATAGTGGATTAAGAAATGTCGTTGATACTATGACAATGGCTTTAAATATATTTAATGGCACAGCAGAGTCAGTAGATAGATGGGGGAACAGTACAGCAGAAACCGCAGTTAATGCAAATAAGCTTATATTCGCCTTAAAAGCCATAGGGGTTGTACTTGGAGCTATAGCATTCAGGGGAACTGTTAGGGCTATTGTGGGGCTAGGAGCTTCAATGAAAGGGCTATTCTTCACTACAGTAACGACTACAAAGGCAATAGGTGCGCAAGCTGTAGTTGTTAATACTACGCACAGGACTGCCTTGACCTCAATGATTGTAGGTTTTTATAAGAGCATAGCAGGAATGATAACATTCAAGGGTGCTACAGTAGCCACATCAATGGCATTAAGAGGATTAGCGATAGCCATAGCATCCACAGGTATAGGTGCTATAGTTGTAGCTATAGGATTTGTTATTGGAAAGTTAATTAGTTGGGCATCTCAGTCTGAAGCCACAAAGGATCAAGCAATAGGAGATACCAATGCAATGACTCAAGAAATTCAGGGGCTTAAAGATGCTTATTCTGAATTGGAAAAAAGTGCTTCAAAAACAGGCACAGAAATGGAGACCTCTTTATCTAGAACTCATTCTAGGATTGCGGAACTAGCAAACCGTACTGTACCAAACTTCACACAAGCATTGAAAGATGCTAAGCCTCCTGAAATAACAAATATAACTGACTTAGAAAGCGATGAGCAAGTATTAGAGTCAATCAGGGGAATACAGGAAGGAATAGTAAAACAACGAAAGGCTTTAAATCAGTTGACTTTTGGCGATGATGACGAAGACATAAAAAAGGGAAAACAGAACTTAGAATTTTTAGAAAAACAATTAGATGTATACAAAAAGCAGGGAACTAATATAGTTTTTGTAGTACAGCAAGAAAGAGAAAGAGCAAAGATTTTGCAGGAAGCAGAAAAGCAAATGAAGGCTATAAGTCGAGAGGTAGAATCTTTTGCCAAAGAAATGAGGCAAGTAGAGAATGCAGAAATAAGCGCACAGATAGATGTGAGGCAAGCAGAAGCAAGGTTCAAGTCAGACCTAACAAAGATAACGACAAATGTGGGAGAATTAGCAGGACGAAAAGGAGGATCAGTATTAGCCAATGCAATTCAAAGAGAAGTAAGCAAGGGAGACATTACGAAAATTGCCAACATTACAGGTATGCTAAAAGTAGGTATAGAAGGTGGCGAACTAGAAGGGGCAGAGAAAATACTTCCTAAATTTGAAGAAAATGTACAAAAAACAAGAGCAGGACTTTTAAAATTAGCAGGAGGTGCTGAAGGGGCTAGTAGGCAAGTTAAAAAAGCAGTAACGCAACTTGCGATCCTTCAAGAGATGCAAGGTGTTAAATCAGGAGGATCAGGAATATTTGAATTTATTAAGGCTGATATTAAAGATGCAGGAGGAGATATAAAAGCTTTTGAAGCCTCAATAAAAAAATTAAGAGACATAGAAGACCTACAGGCGACTATAAAATTTAATGACGTAAGTAAAAATCCACTAGCCACACTTGAAGCTAATATAGCAAAAGCAAAACTAGAAATTATGTCATTAAACGCAGAGCTTGAAGTATCATCGACAACTGCATTAAAAAGCGGTAATGCATTAAAAGTAGTAGGCAATGTATTAAACCAATTAGGCTTAGAAAACGGAATGGACACTAGTACAGTTGATTCATTTACAATACGAGGTCTAGATGGATTTAAAGATCAAGTTGATGATGAAATAGGATTACATTCAGAACGCATAGCAGAAGCATCACGTGCAGTATCAACTATAGAGCGATTAGCAAAAACACGACAGGCGCTAACAAAAACATTTGGAGAAGGTGCGGATGACTTTGCTCAAGGAGGAAGTTTTAAGACAGCAGGAGAAGCATTAAGAGAAAGCATTAGGAATGGCTCAAATGATGCAGAAGATATAATTGGACTAGCCTTATTAAACGGAGTGGCATCTTCTGAACACGCATTTAGGGAGTTGATTAAAACAGCAGATGCAGAAGAGTTGGATCAAATATTTAAAACTCTTGCGTTAAGTGCAGAAGCGATAAGACAGCAAACGACAAAACAAGGGATGGCTCAAGATGAGTTAGTAGAAGCATCAATAGAACTTGGGGACTTAGACAGGCAAAGAACACAGGAATTAGAAAAACAGCACACACAGCTAGAAAAGCAAAAGCAAACCATTGCAGATATACAAGCGGAAGGAAAAATAAAAGAAATGGAAGCTAACCTAGCTATGGGAGCAGGGGGAGTAACACAGGCAGATATAGATTTAGCAAAAGAGATTAAAGAGGGAGAGGCACAGATAGAAAGGTTCGCAAGAAAATTAAAAAATGCAATTGAGAAATCAACTGAGATAGAAGTAGCAATAAAGAGAACGGAGTTAAATAAAGATGACACAAAAGATGCAACTCAGAAAAAGAAAGAATTAGCAGACTATGAAGCCAACCTTAGGGCAATAAGCAATGCGGAGTACGAGGCATTAATAGAAAAACAAAAAAGAATTTTTCAACAGGTTAAATTTGCAGAGCAAGTAGATAAAGCAATTAAATCATTTGCAGAAGAACTAGATAAATTTAAAAAAGAAAGAGAAGGTAGGCAGGATCAAGCAAATGAGTTCATTCAGAACGCTTTAGGAAAAGCAGAAGAAAAAGAAGGAGGAGATAAAGGGGGCGATAGAGAAGCAGGGGTTTCATCTCTAGCAAAAATAGGAGGTGGCGGTGGAGTAGGGCGAGGAGCAGGAACAAAAAAAGATGTTCAGGTTGATATAAGAAATATCAATGAAGAAATGCTCAGAGTTCTAAACGAAATAGCTAAAGATGAATTTGGTGTAGCTAACTTTAAGGAGTTAGACATAAAAGATCAAAAAGGCTTACTTGCGGGAGCAGGAAGAATTAAAGAGCTTGTTGATCAGAAAAAAGCAGGAGGCATAGGTTTAGATGCAGATGAAGGAAAAAAAGCGTTAAAGAATATTGGTGCATTATTAGCACAAGAAGACCAAGACGCAGATTTAGCAGAAGTTGCAAACTTGCAAAACCTCGCAAACATAGGTCAGGCAGAAATGCGTGCAGAAGCGCCAAAGGCAATTAATAACGATCAAGTAGAAAAACTAGTAAACGACTTTAAAAAGTTCGATGCGAAAAACCAAATAATTGCAATTAAGAAACTTGAAGCAGAGGATGCAGATAAGGGCATTATTAACCTACTTAAATCAGAGGCTTCTAAAGCACCACAATTTCAAGATGCAGGAGTGCAGGATCAGTTCAATGCACTAAAAGGAGGAATGGTTGGAGGACTACACGACTTACCCGAGCAGAAACGTAGGGCAGATACTATATTTGAAACGATTCGTGACAAAAACGAAAACCCTATGGAGGGAATAGACCCTGACGAAATAAGAAGCGTATTTGAAGGCATGATTGGAAACATGGATCAAGGCGCGGAAATGTTGGCAGACAGACTAGCTAATGAATTAGACTTTCATGATGCAAATAAAATTTTAGCTGAAGAAAGAGTTAATAATGCATTAGATAAAGCAAAAGGATCAGACCTCGCATTAGGCTTAGATGAGCTTCCTGATCTAGGAGAAATGGGAGACCTAAAAGAGGAAGCAATAAAAGAAGGGGCAATTGAAGAACCTAATATAGATGATCCAATTAAGTTACCTCCTTTGCCTGACATACAAGACGAAAACTTCCAAGATGAACTAGGTAAAATACCTCCATTACCTGAAGGTTTAGATGATGTTCCTGCGGATTTATTTCCTCCACTTCCTCCATTAGCGGATATGCCTGAAGGAGTGGAGCAAGGAAATGGAGCAAGATTTCAACTTCCTGACCCATCTGAGTTAACTGAAGAAAATAGAGCCTCTAAAACAGAAGTTGGCACAAGTGAAACTGTTGATACATCTGAACCTAAATCTATCCCTACATTAATGCCACCTCCACCTTTGCCACCGCCTCCCGCAGGAATGTTTGAAGGTGAAGTAACGACACCTCCACCTATTCCCACAGGTAGTGAATCTGTAGTTGGGGGAGATGATCGAATTAATGAAACTAACAGATTGTTAACAAAAATAAGCGGTCAACTAGCACAGCAACAAAATGTTTCAAGCGGAACAAACCTGATAACAGGAACTGAGTTATGAGCGGACAAAAGTTTGCAGGAGGAGGTTATTCAGCGAATTTTGAAGATGAAGGAATACTTCAAGCAGGGTGGATGATTCAAATGGGTGAGTTTGGGGCTACAGAAGCAACAAACACTTTTGCAGTAAGAAGAGCAGACGGGCAAGGATCAGGGAATATAAATGAAAAAGCAGACGACCTAGCTTTAAAAGCAATAGGAGAAAAGCACTACTATGCAGATTGGTTAATTTGTGAAAAAGCAAGCGTTAGTCATCAAGTTGGAATTTCTTTTATTACCTGTTCCTATAAAGGAGTGTTTAAAAATGTAGAAGCCTCAAAATGCTCAATAGAGATGAGTTTAACAGAAGAGCCAATAGATACTCATCCAAGATTTGCGGAGATAGCAGGGAAGCCTAGCGATATGGATGAAAATATAGGATATGTACCTAATACAGGAGCAGTATTTTCAGATACAAATGATCTTTCTGCAAGTTTTCAAGGGTTTGTCACTACAGGAACTGACAACAATGGAAGACAAACAGACTCATTAGTTGGCTTAGAGCAATACCTGAGACCTGAAATAGTTTTTGTTGAGCAGAGAACATTAGGTGATGGATTAACACAGTCAGCAACACAAAACTTAATAGATAATTTAGGGGAAAGATTTAACTCAGTTCCTGATAGGATGATTTCCCCATCAGGTAAAACAAAAGACATTCCTGATTTTTTACCATCAGATTACGATGAGGCAGATTGGCTTTTAGTTTCGTCAGATTACACTCCTAAGGGAGAAGGTGGGATACTCACGCGAAAATGGAGGCTTAGTGGAATATACGGATGGAATGAGCTTGTTTATCAAAAAGGAAAAGATGCAGTTGGTGCTACGCAAAGAAACCCGCAAGCATATGGTCAGGGTACATCAGCGGTAGCAGATTTAAATGATGAAAGAATAAAAATGGCAGGAGAGTTTCAATCCCTTTCAGACCCGCCAAAAGATTCCACATATGAGATTGATGAAGATAAGCACGTCAATGGAAGTTATACATATATAGTAGAGGCAGGGGAAGGAATGAGGCTAGGAAAAGATTGGATTACAGGAAATAATACTCATCCATATTCTTTTTTAAGTGCAAGGCAAGTAACCATAACAGGGCTAGAAGGAGGAATAGAGCAAGTAGAAATAAGATTTGCGGGAGTTCAAGAAGAAGGAGAATGGAAGCCAAATATGGGAGTAAGCACACAAATAGAACCTATTGATGCACACCCTAATTTCCACGAAGGAGGCTCTTCGGGGGATGTAATTGGAGGCACATTAGAAGAGCCAAAAAACGGAGCAAACTTTAATGAGAAAGGAGCATTTCAAAATTTTTCTGCATTTGTCCCTGAAGATTCAGACTCTCAATCATGGTGGAAGACAAAACTAGATAGCGATCAAATCCTTGACGATCATATGCCCAATGCAATGGCAAAAACAGAAAGCTATGTAGAAGCAGGAGTAGAATGGACAGAAGAAAAATACTTCACAGATGTAAGTCAATCTATTGATATATTAAAAAAAATAGGCTATATAAAAGAACCTGAATCTGATGATCCATCTCCACCTAGAGTAAAAAGTGCAGTAAGGTCAGCAGGGGTAAGAAATTGGTTGCTTATAGATGTTAAGTGGGAGATGGTTTCAACAGACTTTGAATCAGGGTATAAAGTTTCGGCAACATACAGACTGTCAGGCAATAGAGGATACAATGATAGCCTATACGAGGAAGATTAAAGATGGACGCATCAATAATATTTTGGTTTATATTTATGCTAATAGGAATAATAATATTAGATTGGATATTTAAAGAATGAAAGCACCAAGGTTTAGGTTTAACAACAACTCATTACAAAAAGCTTTTGATAAGATTGCTGATCACTTAGATAAGATACCTAAGCATAAAAAAATAATTGCAGGAGAGAATTTAAGAAAGCAAGAATCGGTAGATGAAGTAATTTTACATGGTACACCCGCAGGAGGTAAAGGAGGAGCAGGAGCGCCTGACTGTAACTGTCCGTGGGATGTAAAATTTGAGGCAGAAGAAGATAGTGACCCTACAACATATAAGGCTGTAATGACTTATGGTAGGGTAAATAATTCAGTAACGGATGAAACTGAACTTAAAACAGGCATAGACCCAACAGCAAAAAATCCTAGTCCACAGTATGTATGCTTGGAGGTTACATTTGGAACTACGGGAGGAATTGAAACTTGGAGTATTTCAGAAGAAGGAAGCATTCCTGATGCCCCTGCTCCCGAGCAGTCATACCCAACTTCAGCAAAGATTGTTATAGGGGTAAGAAAGGGAATGACATTTCATAGAATAGTTGGATGCCATAACTTGGTAATTTATCCAATAAGAATAGGTGGAGACGATTCAGCATATTGGTCATACGAAGTAATGGCTAGTTAGTCATGCCATACATAACTTACTTAACTACAGGTAGCTATGATGACACATTAGCAAGCTACACATATTCAGGCACGCACACACAGCGTAACCATCATAGTGCTACAGAAAATGCTAATTACCCTAACTATTCAAAAAATGCATACAAGTTTAGTGAGACTAATGATGGGACAACAAAAGTAACAGTAGCACCATTTAGTAATTGCGGACAGGGTGTGCCTATAGGGTATACAAAATCTGTAGAAGTACGCATACAAAATATGTCTATACAAAGAACCGTAAAGGGAGAGGACGTATCTTGCGGATTGCAATGTGGAGAGTATAAAAGTTCATTAGTAACAGAAATTGAGCGAGGCGAAGAAAAAATAAATGAAAAATACACATTTCAAGACCCTGCTCGATCAAGACCTGACACAGAGCATAATAATAACTTATTTGCAAACAAGCAAACAGTACAAATTGCACAAGTAACCAATATTGAATACACGACTGACGGATATACTACAACAGAAAGATTGCACAAAGGACAAGCATCCTACTACATAACAAGCCAAGCAATCCAAGTACAAGGAAATAGGGGACAGCAAGTAAATGGTGAAACTTATGTGACTTCGTCATCTTGGAATCCCACTTATCAAGGAACAATAGTAGTACACAAAGATGCTTCTGACGATACAACAACATATGAGGTAGGCACTCAAAGGGACAATTCTAAAGGCGAGAGGCAACAGGACTTTGAAACCATTACGCTTACCACAAGAAGAGGAAACACTATACTAAAGTATAACACTCTAAGTTTTGGAGTAGGAGATATGCGTTGTGTGGAACTAAAGGTAATTCCATATAGGCGATCAAACCATGATGAAGATGCATACGAAGATACTGTATACGTTCATACAAAGCATTCATATGACAAAACAACCCTGTACCATTGGTTTTCGGATTCTGATCCTCCTGATGCATTTAGTGAAGTTAGTAGTACTTTTGTTTTTGATGGATCATATTTTCGATCTACAGGGGAAGCAACAAATACAAGAACGCAACCAAAACAAAATAATATAACACTTTCTTCTACAACAGAAACCGAGTTTACGGGTGCTAATGCAGGAACAAAAGCACCTGTAGGATCAACAGGGTCACACTCAGATGACCCAAAAACGGAAAACATAATGCGAACCTTCTATGGTAGAAAGGAAGACGGTAGAAGCGGAGGAGGAACTACACATAATGCCGTAACATACGACTTTATGCATCAAGAGGTTAATAATGACGAGGCGAGATTTCATACAAGAAGAGGATTGGAATCAGACACCAATGGAAAATGGGTTAGGGAAATAGCGAATAGCGAAAGCGAGGTTACAGTAATGTCTTCTACATTAATGCCAATGCACAGCCCTTGGGATAAATCTATGCATTATGCGGAAGAAGCAACAAGGGATATGGGTTCATGGAGAGATCAAGGTAATTATACAGGCGTTGATTTTTCCTCTTCAGCAATAACCATAACTGTGCGAACAGCAGAAACCTTAGAAATAATAAGAGATCAAAACCCTACAGATATAGAGTCTATAGAAATTCCTGAAATAACAGCAGAAAAACACTTTCATGTTGGTTCTAACGTGGGAGTCAATTTACCAAAGTGGGTTCAGGTTTTACCTACGACAGGAGTAACAACTCAAGTAAATTTTGATCACGGATTAATAGACGACAAGAATCCGATGCAATTTGAGAAAACATTAGCTGTATACGAACTTCCTAGTAAAGTGCCATACACAGATGCAAACGGCAACACAGCAGATGCGGATGGAAGAGAACTCTTTTATGTAAAATATACAGCAACAAAAAAAGTACAAGCATCTGATCACTATAATCTTAAAGATGTAACTACAGGAGGACAAGCAGTAAAATATAAGGACGGACAGCGAGATCGATTCTCTTTTAGCGAGGAGACTACTTCACCTGAGGTTTGGTATGCGAAACATTTCTCATCAAAAGGATCACAACAATTTGAACAATGGGGAGTAGGTGGAGAGTGGGGACAATATCAAATAAATACAGCATCGTGTGTAACTACTAGAGCGTCTAAAACAGCATATAAGAATATGAAAGCCTCTTATACTTCTCTTGAAGCACAAGGTGGAAATAGTAGAAAAACTCCCGCAGTAGTAAAAGGTTTTACAGATTTAGGGGATGAAAATGGATCACATGACGCACAAAAAACAGATTATACAGCTACGGCAGGAAGTACGAGAACAAAGCAAGGGAAAACCTCATATGATTATAAAATAAAAATATGGGGTAGGGAAGGGAGCGCGGATAGACCTTATATAGTTTGCCACACGTACTCTTCAGGGTATCACGGAAATGTATTTATACACTCAGCTAGAACAACAGGAGAAACTTATGGTGGAACATCAGAACAAGTGTATTCAGTTTTAGCATATGGAGGACTTGAAGTCTCAGACTTTAAAGCATATAAAAACCCTTTAATTCTAACTACAGGAGGATGGGAGTTAGGGTATAGACAGCAAGGTGACAGGGCACAACCTCCTGTGGTTAATGGGTCTATGTTTAGCGCCATAAACGGTGGAATAATAACACGAACATATTTAACAGATGCAGTAGTAACATATTGGGAGTCCTATCAGCATACAATATATCACGATATGGATGGATGGATGGAGTTTTGTTTATCAGACTATGATTCCGATACAGTAATAACAGAGCTTAATTGGAACAACTTAACCGATCCTTTTAACATGAACGGATGTTACCAAGTTGTATACATGGATAACTGCGGTAATTCAAAAGAGTTTGGAGTTGGTATGGGTAGTTCAGGAATGGGAATGTCAAGTGGTGGAATGAATCAGCTACAGTCATATTCATATATAGATAACAATGGAGACAAGCAAGTTCTTGACCAATTTGGCAATCCTTGGAATCCACCTAATTCTAATAATCAACCTCAGAAAAGAGATCCATCTTGTGATCCTTATTCTTGGACATTTTGGAGTACATTTCATCACTCCACAATGACAAAAGAAATTAAGTCCTCCACAGTCGTTAGTATTAAGCTTGAGGGAAGTGATATAGCACCTCCTTATTACGGCATGCAGTCATACTATGGGGCAATGCATTATCCTGTACCAAGATACACAAGTGGAGATATTTGGCTTCCTCAGAATGGATGGTTTAGTCCTTGGAATGACACTAATGCAGAATTTCACGGAGATTGGGTACAGAAAATATTCGACAGGAATATCGGATCAGTTAATTATCATTTTCAATTCCCCCAATATGCAGTTGGTGAAACTCCTGCATTTGCTTTTGGTCGTGAGCCTCCTTTAAGACTCTTTGATACATCATTCAACAACACTCAGTATGTTTTTTTACAAGCACGAACAGAACCTTTAAATTTTGGTTTGTATGAGCATATAAAGAATGAGGACTTGATTCAGCCTTATCTAAGGTCACAAAAAATATATACAAGAACAGAACATTGCGAAGGATACAATGGTCACCTTCAACCATTTTATGCACAGGGAATGGGCGCTGAAGGAGACAACTACGAGATGTACCAAAATCATCCTGAGTATAGAACTAATTGGGTAGATGGAAGAAGGGTAATAAAAAAACTTATCCTAGAAACGAAAATTTTCCAAAAAGGTGTATATGCAATAGCACATAGCAGGGAAGATAAGACAACTTCATATAATGATGTTTATGTAATGGAGACAGAAAGTTTGGATGCACGATTTACAAGTGATTCAGGATTTTATAAAGATTATTTAGAAAACACGCATTTTACTTTAACTTCATCAGGGTCACATCCTAACATACGAGATAGATGGTTTTATAAAACAAGTAGTCAAAAAATTTCTACTCTAAAATCAGGAAATGATGGAGTTTGGAGGGCGATACGAGAATCGGGAACATCAGGAACAATTCCGTTTAGTATAGAGTCACAAAGAGCCGAATCAAAGACTTACCTTAGTGGCAACTTCATACTAGGCTCAAGCGATCCAAGATATTACTTAGTCCATAGACAAACTTTTCCAATAGTTCAGCCTGACTGTTGTGGTTGTAAAACATACCATACGTTTAACGAGCAGAAGTGGACAAAGGGTGGTCAAGTTGATAACTTTAGTAGAGACATAGGGGGGCAGTATAGGGCTAAACATGAAAATGTAATTGGTGGACACTTGACTGTTGCTATGCTTCCTGTTTCTCCTCACGTAAACTTTGATAGTTTTGATCACATTCCACTTCCTATAAGGTTATACAGAAAGTCCATGAATGTTGCTACATGGTCGTATAATGATTTATTTGCAAACTTACCACCTGCGGGAAGCGATATAATGAGCCTAGATAATGAAATAATTTCATACGAAGTGCCTGAGATGTACCTAATGCATCCACACAAACCTTTTGGCGTAGAGTTGAAAAATCACAGCACTTTCACCATAGATTATTTCTTACACATTAAAAGACCTTGCATTTATGATAAATATGAAAGAATTGGAGTAGATGTAAATATATTAGAAGCATATCTAAATGCACATAACCAATATTCTTTTATGGGATCGTATATAGAAGAAGTAGCATATGGAGAGTGGAGTGAGTACCCTGAGTTGCTAATTAACAGAAGAATACAAAGAAATCAAAGCACAAGACAAAACACAGGCGATGATTATGTAGATTACCACATGGTACACGTAAATGATACTAATTATGCAAGACTACAAAACGCTCAGCCTGAAGCATTAAAACATCCTGCTATCGGTAGGCAACCATCGGGGCTTGACTATTACATAACAAGTGAGTTTAACAAATATGCAATGTTTCACACCACCGAATAATAAAGAAAATATGATAGCTATAGCCACCTTTGCCACCAAAAGATATTCTTACGCCATTCCGAATTTTAGCAGAAGGATTGTTTCTGCAATTCAACACGCAAACGAGAAAAAAGGATACTTTATCTTCGTGACAGACAGAAGCGAAGTAATGGATAGTGTGATAAAAACATTTATTATTGATGCATTACCAAAAGGGTGGATTCCTATTATTTTACCTTTAGACATAGATGACGAGGAAAAAAGGAATTACAAAAATGATGCTCAGTTAATGATTGCACAAATGCAAAGCTATGCGTTTACGGAGGCAAGAAAATTAAACGTAAGCAAGCTTTGGAGCGTGGAGGCAGATGTGCTAGTACCTTACAATGCATTAAGCACAAGCAAGGAACTATTAAAATTTGATGACGGATATTATGATGTAGTAATGTGTACCTATCCTTCGCAGGGAGGAGGATCATTCTTGGGTGGTAGAGGATCGTATCAGCATCCAATAGCAGAGGACTATTTACCTGAAGAAAGGGATTTACCTGAAGAGCTTCAAAAGAAAATAGAAAAAAGAGATGCTCAAATGGAAGACAAGGATTTTAGACCTGATGAGGATTGGTATAAAGAAAGGGCTGAGCTACATGATGAAATAAAAAAGCATCCACCAAAAGATAATGTGTTTAAAATAATAGGCGAACATGGATGGAGAAAGCGAGGGTGGATGGAGTCGGCATATCCTGCTTTGGGTAAGGGTGCTATCTTGCCTACAGATTGGGTGGGAATGGGATGCACAATGCTTAGTAAAAAAGCGTTAGCTATGGCGCACTTTGACGGATATCAAGGAGGTGGCACTCAAGATTTATTTTTATGTTGGAATTGGTGGAATCCTCATGGATTGAATATGGCTGTTTGTACTCATGTGATATGCGATCATGTAGTTAGAGCTAGGGCAAAAGATTCAAATGACGAAGAACATGGTCAGGACTTTAATAAATTTATTCATGTTCAAGCATTTCATGAACCTGAGGGAGATTATGCAGGACACCTAAGGCAAAGACATAATCCACATTATTCTTTTGTGCAGGGCGAAAAATATAATGAAGAAAATGACGGACGCATATATCCTGATCCTCCACCTGAAGAAGTAAATGTTGAAGATGTAGAAGCAGTCGAAGTTGAAGTACTAGAAGAGCCAAAAAAAGCTAAGCCAAAAAAATAGCTTTGACGCACATTTAATTGAGTACCTACTTTATAAATGTAAAGTAAGATAAGGTATTAAAATTAAATCAAATATATTATGAGAGGTGCGTACAATTTTACAGGTGCAGGAATGCATGAATTAATCCCTGAAGGTGGACGAGGTAATGAGAAGAAAATTCTTACTCATGGAATAATTAAAAACACATCGGCTGCGCCCTTTGTAGTTTATGTAGGATGGACTGAAGAAAGAGATGGCGTTGGTGCTATTATAGATGTGGATGCAAGTAATGGATTCCCTGTAGAGTCAGGCGAGACATTTGCATTTGATTTAAGAAGAGAAGGGACAAGAGTTAAAGCTCCTGTTCAAGTTTACGGAAATCAGGCAGGGTCAATCAGGTACGTTTTTGAATAATGAGTTGGTCACTATCAAATACTAGCGGAACTACAGCAGGAGGCACAGGTGCTTCAGGGGTAGATGGTTCAACAATAGAAACATACTCAAGCGTTGGTGATAGTGATCCTTTCGTGGGTGGTGCTATAATCAATCAAGAGCAATTTGATCAATATGCTATAAATGTTAGTAACTTTAGGTTGTGGAAATTACCTAAGAATTTAGCCCCAACTACCTCAAGTAATTTTCAAGATCAAGGAATCTTTGCAGGAACTAATGGCGTAGACGGAGCAGGATACTCAGGAGCGGTTTATGACGCAACGTCAGGGCAAATTACATTTACAGGAGAAAATGGAAATGCAGATGTCGTAACACAAGACCTAAGAGGTGTAGACGGAACTTCCTCAACATATCTTACAGGAACAGGAGCGCCTCAGGATGGTGTAACAGGCACAGATGGCGATTTATATGTAGATACAGACTCAGGAGATTTTTATGGACCGAGGGCAGGTGGTGCATGGGGAACATCTTCATTAAACATTAATGGACAAGATGGCGTAGATGTAACAAGCGCAACTGCAACGACAGGCGATCTTGTAATTACGCTTAGTGATGGTAATGTGATCAATGCAGGACAGGTTTTAGGAGCAAGCGGAGGAACTCCAACAATTGTTATAGGAACAGTAACAACAGGAAGTGCGGGAACTTCAGCAAGTGTATCTCTTGATAGTTCTTCAACAGCACTAAATAAGGTTCTAAACTTTACTATCCCTAGAGGTGTAGATGGTGCATCAGGTGCAGACGGAGTTGATGGAACTACATTTACGAGGACTGAGATAATTACAAGAGACTCAGGAGATATAGGGCAAATTCATGTAGATAGCGAAGAGGGAAAGCTTTACCAAAAAAAGGAGACTTCTCATGTTAGTTCACTCACAATTTCTTTTGCTGATTTTTCAGGCGATGACAACACTTTAGACCCAAATGGACGATATGAATTTACAGGCTTCATGGAGACTGTAGATGGAAGGCTAAGAGCAGAGTATGCACTAGATAGAGATAATGGAAATCCTGCTCCTGATTACAAAATAGTATTTGACGAAACGGAAAACGAATGGGAATTAATATCTAATACTGATCCTGTTCCACCGCCATTAGCTAGATGCCCTGATGCCAACATAGATGGAGAATGTGGTGTATATTTAAATACAGCTAAATGGGATGTTGAGAATCAGAACTACCCTTCTTCAACTCTTCCTAGTGTTTCAGGTAATGAAACTACTGACGAGTATATTTTCTTAAAAGAAAAAGCAGTAACTCAAGTAGGGAGTTTTGTAAATGAAGGTGTAAAAACAGCCTTAACGATTCCGCAGAAAAAAGGCTATGTAAGAGGTGTTCCATATTTTGGAGTAACGCACACGACGGATGGCGTTAAGATGACAGGAGCAATACATACGGATGCATCAGAAAATGTAGAAGATTCCTCATCTTTATCTGTAGATTGGAAGCTTAATAAAGTACATCTAGAAGTTACAGGGGCTTGCGAAATTTTAATTTATGCAAAAACATCTGACAATATTGTAGTTACAGATGATGACAGTATAGGGATTGGTTCTGCCTATGAAGGCGTTTACACATTACAGTTGGCAGAAGTAAGCGGTAAAAATGCATATTTAAACAACAACTCTAAATGGATTACTTGGGATAATACAGCATGGGCTATCAGGGACTCAAGCGGAGGATTCGCTGTAAGAGAAATAACAACACAAGGAGTAGAAGACCCAAGCACTTTAACTCGTTCTGAAACAAACTTATTAAATTTTTACCCTGAGCGAAAGAGCTTAACAATAGGTGCGTTGTCGGATGCCGAAGGTAACACTCACACAAACACAGGAACGGCAGACACTATATCTTTTGGCTCAGCGTTTAGTGGCGAGATATTCCTTGAAGAGCTTAGTGATACCTCAGATTATCCTGAAGTTCACTTCCAACTGCTTACAAAAGATGAGGTAAATCTTTCTGTATCATATTTAAAATATTTAAATCTTACTACTTGTTGGAATAAAATAGTAGATGTTGCCAATCCTGAAGGGCTTACGCTAGGAGGACTCACAAATGTTAATCGTCTTGCGGATTCACCGCTAACTGATGGTCAACTAATAAGATGGAGTGAGTCGCTTCAGGAATGGGGTTTGGCTACCCTAGATGCTACAGCTTGGTATGGGGGTTACTCATTACCTTCTGATGATCTAGGAAGCGATGGAGATTATTATTTTAACTTCACAACTAAAGATATTTCTAGGAAAGAAAACGGAGTATGGGTAGTTAGGGTTAATACATCGAGCGGAGCAGACGGAGTAAGTGTATCTACTATTGAAGAAAATGATGGAACGGAAGAAGGTAAACCCGCATTTTCAATAACAATAACTCTAGATGATGGAACTGAATTTACTTCATCTTCATTAAAAGGAGATACAGGAGCAAACGGAAGCGCCGCAGGATTACCTACAGGCGGTGGAGGAGAAACTACAGGAACAGGAACAGGAGATACAGACTTTACTCCTGCTGAAGTAAATAGTGAATTTTGGGTAGACTCGTCTAAAGCTTCTACTATTACATCTAATGTTAGCGGTATACTTACATGGGCTGACGCATATGCTCAGGGAGTTAATATGGTTAATCCATCTATTGTTAATTTCCCTGCATTAGCTTCATACACAGGAGTAACAGCAGGATTTAGCGCACTTAATGTTGTTACATTAGACGGAGTAACTGATACATTAAAAACTAATTCAAATCCTGCATCTGCTGATGGCGACTTTAATATATTTGGAGTATTTCAAATTGATAATACTGTGGATGGAATAATCATAGATTATGGTAATGGAAGCACCACAGGATCATTTAAGGTGCATATAGATACAGGCAATTTAAAACTTACTACTACAAGTAACACTAACTCAATTAGCACGACAACTTTAGCATCCTCCGTAACTACAGGAAATGTTTTTGTTTTGGGAATTAAAGCAAGGTCTGTAGATTACGAAGTCAGGTTAAATGGTGGCTTAATAGGATCAGCCATATCTGCGGATATAACAGGATCAATTAATGCAAAAGATTTTTCAATAGGAGATCCCGCAGAAACTGCTACAGCAATATCAAAACATTGCGAATGGGTTCTTGGATTATCTCACATTACAGATGCTCAAGCTTTACAGAAAGAAGGCTACCTTGCTCATAAATGGGGGCTTACAGATAACCTCAGTTCAACGCATCCACATAAAACAACTAGACCTGTAACTCAAGGAGGAACAAGGGGACAGGTACTAATTAAAGTAGGCGAAGGAGACTATGATGTAGCATGGGCAGATCAAACTCCATACAATAGATTTCTCACCACAGGAATAGACCCACAGTATGATGTAGATGTTAGCGCACATGGAGCAACAATATTGGCAGATGGTAAAGTGAATGCGATGGATTTAATTCTTCCGTATGATCCTGCTGATGGATGGCAATGCAATTTTATCAATCGAAACGATTTCCCTGTTAGGATTTTAGCAAAAGACGCAGGAGGAGCAATTGACAATGTTATTCCTGATGGAGGATGGGCAGTATCAGGAGATTTATCAAGTGCTAGTTGGATGAAAAATAACGGAGACTCTTGTACTGCAACATGGCACGCTTCAGGCAACACATGGTTAGTTATTGGTAATGTAAGAACTTATGAAGAAGCATTTACAGTAACAAGTTCAATAAAGTAACAAGATGCCTACTCCACTTAATAAAGGCATTAGAGATTTCTCGCGTGCAATTCAGCATACTGTTGTTACATATACAAAAACTGAAGACACAACTACGCATGAAACTAAGTGCCCTGTTACCTTTTCAGATAAGTTTAGTAGTGAGTATACATCTTACTCAGATTGTACAAAGACAAAGACTGTTACAATACCGCCTGTAACAAGAACTACTATAGCTACAACTACAGGAAAATCTGAAACTTGCGAGACTTGTAAGTCAACAATTAATACATATCCACCAATCACAACTAAAGGAACATTTACAGAAACTATTCCGAAGTGGAGACCTATAGAAAACAAGCAGTCATACCTAGTGGAGAATGCAATGCCTTGGCATCCTTTAGGGGTTTGCGGTTTAGCAAAATGGTACATGGCAGACAAAGGGCATCCTGCGTGGGGCGTAAAAAAGAAAATTCATGCATACAATGATGATGCAACAGAAGAGTATCAAGGAGCTTTAGAGCAAACAGGTATACTAGAAGCAGGAATACAAACAGAAACATATAAAAATTATTTTAGCGAAGGGAAGCTTGCATCAAGCATTTCAGCTATATCGAACAAGCAAAAAATCTATCAAGGCTTAGAGGGTTTTGTAAGTGGTGCTTTTTTATGGAGATACAACCATCACAATCCTCACGACAAAGGCTACACTCCTTTGTTTACGGAAATTCAAGACAAGTGGACTCAAACACTAGACGGAGTAATTTACCCTACAGATTGGGTAAGAGTACGAGTGCAGGGAGTTAAGCTAAATGAAGATGGAGAGATTACTCATGTAGCAGTAATTACAAAATATGGAACAGGTTCAAATCCTGTATATGCAATTAGAGAAAATTCATATGACGATCCTTTTTGGACAAACAGCCCAAGTGTGTTAACAGAGGCTTCATGCACATTAGGTTATGAAGGTCATATAGCACTTATTCCATTGGCTAGACTTTTTGAATTTAGTGCGGAAAAAATATTTTACTTTATAGATGATGATACTAAGAACGATATAAACTATGATAGCGTAGCAATAGACATAGGTTCAAGAGTAGCAAATTCTCGAAACTATCCACTCACATTATCGGAAAATGAGTTAAGTGAAGATGACTTAGATGCAGAACCCTACGTGTCAGAGGAAAAGCAAGATGGTGTGAACAACCTAATAGAAGAGCTTGATAGATCACCATTGCAACCTAAAGAGTCCAACTACGAACTTGAGGTAGAAAAAGAAAAAGTTAAAGATGAAATCCAAAAGGAAAAAGAGAAAGAGTTGATAAGACCCGCTCCTGCTCTAGAAGACCCTGTAGGAAACTCAAATACACCAACGGATTCTTCTTTGAGGTTTAAGTTTTGGGAATACTATCCTAATATATGGAAATTAAATACAAATACTCCTGACTTCTCAGAAACAAATTATCCCTACTTTAAGACGTGGAATATAGGAAATGCAGAAGTACTTCCAACTTTTAGAATAACATGGTTTAAAAGATATCCACAAAATCAAGATGATCTAGTTGGGGGAGCAGACTATATAAGAAGAGCAATTGATTTTAATCGAAAAATTACTTACACGTGGACAGCGTGGAAAGAATACACATGGCAGTTTACTGAGTTTGGGACACAAGATTTAAAATGGGTATTAGGGCATCCTGAGATAGAATTTTTACATGACTTTCAAACAGCAAACATACAAACCATTAAAACTAATAGATGGTGGGACGATGGTTGGACTACGCAAAGCTCATTTAGTGGAGAGGAGACTTTAAATAACAGATTAGATTTTTATTTCAAGGCTCACAATGAAGAGTTAAGAATTAGAAACCTAAGTGTAATATTTAGTCACGGATCTAAAATGAACCTAACAAAAAATCTAAGAGATGGTGCAATGATGCCAATATGGTTTAACAACGCAGGAGGTGATGCTATATTTGTTTTTGAGTTTCCACCTTTCAATAGATCATGAGTAATTTAACAGAACTTATAGACATTCACAGCTTAGATCATTGCGGAGACACTAGGCAAAATCCAAAAACAAATAATCTAGTTTTTACAGGACAATACCCGCGCGTTGAAAAATTTGAGGAAATACAAACAAAAGACAGGGCAGGACGAGACTCTAGTATACTTAATGTTAAGGGAGTAAACAATTGGGAGTTATGGACTCACGAAGATGCGTGTAAAGATATTGATGGAGGGCATAGCAGAACAGTAAAGGCATTAAGTTTCCTAGATGGAGTACAAGGATCAACAGATGCGATACAAGGAGTTAAGGACTCTTGGATGGCAGTAGGGCTTACTGAGCTAATTCATGGCACAGGAGATAGTAAGATAAGCCTTAAAGACGGAGGTGATCAAACTCTGTTGTTTATGGGCGACACAACAAAGACCTCAAGCTATATAGAGGTAAGATACAAAAGAAACCTACCTGAAGTAGGAGATAAAATAAAATTCAGGGAAGACTTTTTTGCGGAATACATTAAGTCAAACTACTTAGAGGAAATTACTTACTCTGCATCTGAGTATGAATATACACACAGCACTACAGAGCTAAAGCAGGGCAACCATTATACAATTAAGGTAACAGGCAAGGCTACAAGAGAAGATGGAACTATTGTAGATGGCAATTTTCAAATCCCACAAGGAAACGTCGGGAAGGCTAATGTTATAAGTTTTGGAATATCAAACTCTCAAGGGATTCCAATAAGTGACTACAATGCAACCTACATAAACGGAGGCGAATATACCAAATCTTTTACGGCAACTAAAAATGCAACAATTGGATTTAGATTAGAAGACTTTGATAGAACAAACACAGTAGGATCGTTTACTATCAAGCTTTACGAAAGCATAAAACAGCCAATAAAAAGTGGAGTTGTAAAAAGCGTAGGTAATGTACACATTCTTAATCCTTTTAATAAAGAAGGACAGGCATCAGAAGAATATGTAGTAAAGAGCATAAATGAAGGCACAAATGAATTTACATTAAAAAGAAGTGACAGGGATAGCATGGGTTTTCCTGCTGTAACAACACATATCATATCGCCAACACATGGGAAGTGGTGGTCATCAACACAAACTGATTGCTCGTTAGATATATCAGGTAAGTCAGATGACGAAACAGCTTTTAATAAAGAATACTCTATTGAAGTTGGTCTAGATGCTCAAAAGCTAGACTTATTTGCAATAGTAGCAAATGCCAATGGCTTAAATTGCACATACAATGGGCAAGCTTGGTATACAGTAACATCTAAATTATGCTATTCGCTTTCAGCAGAAAATATAACTATAGGAAATGCATCATCTGTTACCGAAGTTGATTCAGCAAGCATAAGTAAAGAAAGAAGAATTAGGCATTTTGAATGGATGTTCTTTGATCAAGAACTACTTTCAGAGAATGGTGGAAATCGTATGTTTACATACTCACCTACTAAGCTAGATGAAGTAAATGACGATATGCTTTACATCTTTTCTTATCTTAGATGTAAGTATGGATACCCGTGGCTGAATGGATTAGAAGAAATAGGCAAATGGAAACAATGTAAGTTTCAACAACCACCTAAAGATGTTCCTGAAATTGAGCCACCTATTGCTACTTGTTGCTTCACTCAGGTTTCTTGGACATTTTGGAGTCACACCTATGAAACAATATATGAAACTACAGCAACAACTCCACAGACAGAACAGTTTTTTCGCACGGAGTTGGTAGCAGGAACTGCATCACAGGAAACAGTAACAACAGATCAATCAGGAAACACAGGTACAGACTGTACAGATTTATCTGACACCCTTTCAGTATGGGGTCAATCAGGGGAAACGAAATCTGATTGGACGTGGAATATATACGGTCCTTTTGGCATTCCTACTTCTTCAGCAGAGATATTTCCAATTCCTTGCGTGCCACCTGTGGACAGAGGAAGAAATAAATTAAAAAACAGATTAAATGCATTTTTAAAAGGAGTAAAAAGCCTTACATACGAAACTACTGTAGGGGCGCAAGGAGAACATAAATTAACTTCTTCAGTTTGGTCAAAGCCTAAAGCTTACACTTCACCTCGTTCTACCAAAGATATTGGCAAGTATGTAACATACTTAAATAGTATGACAGGTAGAATCGTAGATATAAGTCATGGCGCTCATGTTTTGTCTGACATTACATACACAGTAACTAATTTGTACGCAAAGAATGATGTTATTGCAGAAGGAAGTCAGTCAACAACAGGATCAACTACTTTAACCTATAATGAAATTCGTGGATTTGCATATGTAAGTTGTAAGCCTAAATACTTTGGAGGCTCATGGACATACGTAACACCAATAAGAGATGTGTTTCCTTATACCGCAATGGTAGACGAAACATTTACTACGAAGACAATACTACAATCAAGTAGCACAATAAAAAGTGAGTACCCAAGTGTTGAAGCATATGGAAAGTTTTCAGAAGTTTCAAGTTTAGCTTTAGGTGCTTATGATAATAAAAACTTCAAGCCTGATGAAATTATATCGTATGTAGTTTTTGATATAACTGCACCTCCTTATACATTTCGTGTGTTTGAGGACGACTCCGTAGCAAATGAGTTTACAACGACAGACATTACTCAAGTAGAAGGGACATCACAGTACTACGGAGATTATTACACTACATCTACAGCAAGCACAAGTGAGGTGGCATTTAAGGGAGGCGAGACAGAGTTTAAGACAATGAAGTATGAGCTTGTGAAGACTTCTGATTATACCTTAATTAGGACATTTGAAACTACAGCATTGGGGTCGTTTACTACTACGATGAATGCTCTTAGTTACGAAAATATGGACAAGGACTCTACAGACATAAAGCATTATGGTCTGTGCGGTGAGAAAAGTGAGACAGAAGGAATTAGCTTTTTGCATCAATATAAAGGAACAGATACAGGGCAATTGTGGGTAAGCAATCCTAGTGCATACACTAATACAAATTACAAAGATGACTTTTATGAAGCATACTCTGATAGATTTAATGTAAATATAGCAAAAAGATACGATCAAATAAATGAAGATCGAAATCATGCAAGATATAGACGACTAAACACATATGGCGATGACCCAATTAATAATTTTGTAGAATTTGAATATTTAAATGATCAACTTAAAAACGGAAAGATCATGGAAGCAGTTGTTGCAGGGGCAGATTACGAACAAAGGCAACGAATAGCAAAGCAACGAAGACAGTATCATAGAGGACACAGAGAGTTTACTAGAAATCAAGCAAAGTCAGGACACTCCTTTTATGCTACAGGTGCAGGAGATGCATTTTGGGGAGAGGTAAGACGAGGAACAAATACATCAAGCTCAAGACCTGTTAACATAAGAGTGACAACACAGTCAGCCGATGATAGTACATTTACTAAATGGTCAACAAGCGCACAAAGCTCATCATGGAAAAACATAGCGGGTAACACAAAGCTACTAGTGCAGGACAAGCGTTTATCAGCAGAGCTTGCACCTTACAATCAAGCAAGGAATGGTGCATGGCCGAGACCTGATCATGGAAGTACAACACAGGGAGGATTTCGAGACTTTGATGATTATAGGCAAAACTTTCCACACAGTCTCAGTTCTACTATGCCTGATAGGAGAGATAGATGGAGAAAACCTGAACCTCCATACAATCCGATAAACGATTATTATAATCGATCACCTTCTCCTACATCATGGTATGAAATAAATACATTCAGTCACACAAGGCTTCTCACAGCAGAAAACGAATGTTTTACAGAGTAATGTGAATGATAGAACGATATTTGTATTTTCAGAGTCAAACAAACAAGTTTTACAATACTGTATAAAATTTGGATATTCTTATCTCGTAACAAGTGAGGTAAAAAATCTGATTAATTTGTTAGAGAAGTTTATTTATTCTCATGACAAAATTATAATAATACAAGATCATGTTAAATGGATATCTGAGCAAGAAGTAAATATACACTTAGATGACAAAGCTTTTGCTATATGTAAGTGGGACTTGGGTGTAATATGTTTAGACCTAAGGCATAAAGATACAAAAACATTTATAAAATTATTTAGGTTACACAAAGAATTTTGGAAAACATGGAGTTTAATAAAATCAAAAAGATATAAGGAAGAAAAAAGAGCAAAAAAGATATATAGTAAACCTTTAACTAAATATGATTTTAAAAACTACAATGCACTAGACAATTGGAATTTATTTAATTTTAATGGAAGTAATACTAAAGTAGAAACCTTTCGTAAAACTACTTTTATTTATAATCATACTTTTGCACCACAAGAAATTAATATAGGTATAGCAACTATTGTATTACCTAGAATAGAATTACCTTGGTTAAATGAATGGATTAATCACCATAAAAGATTAGGAGTAACAAAATTTTTAATATATAATAATGGGTTCATAAGTAATGATACTCAATATGAAAACGAATTTGATCAATTTGAAAAACAGTACAAGTGGAGCAAAAAACCAAACATATATTATATTACCGACAAGGATAACGAAGAAACAACTAGAGAGCTTTATAATATAGCAAATGCACATCCTGAAGTAGAAATAGTAGAGTGGGTGCAGGGAGTAAACCACGACTACCCTTACCCTGAAAGTCAAATGCAGATGGTGTACGACTCCTGCAAAGACATAAAGTATAAGTGGCTATACATAGACCCTGATGAGTTTCTACACTTACATAAACACAATAACATACAAGGCTACTTAACTGAAAGTGGTCTCATTAATAGTTCAAGTATCAGGATTCCATCAAAGTTGTTTAGCGAAAGAAAAATAGGCAAGTCTGTATCTTCTATCACCAATTGGAGCATGGATGAGAAAATGAGAAAATGCTTAATAGATGGAGAAGTATCTAGGAACTCTACAATACATAATTTAAAAGTTGGAGATAGTCACAATTACGCAGATAGGGATGATATAGAAATATATCATTATTGCGGTTCTCCGCTTGATCACAAAGATCAATCAAGAAAAAAAATATATATGGATGAAGGCAGTCCACCTTTTGATAAAATTATATATTCAAAAAGAATAAATCGTTATGAAAATACAGGACTATCAGCAATTATTCTTAGGCGAATTGAAGTGCCTTGGCTAAAGGAATGGATAGATCATCACATGGATTTAGGATTTGAGAAAATCAGAATCTATGACAATGGCACTTTGTCATTCGATGATAGTGAGTGGGCAGAGGGAGGAAGAGAATTAACCGAAGAGGAAAAAGCAAAAAAACGATGGAAGAAAAAACCCGACATTGAATACTTTGACGATCTTTCAGATGATAAAATATTAGAAATGCTAAAACAGATTGAAGCAGACTATCCTAATGTCGAAGTTATTCCTTGGGAAAAAGGAAAAGATCACGAATATAATTATCCTCTTAGTCAATGGGAATCATTGAAGGATTCTACGATCAAAGAACCTTCGACCTTTTGGTTCTTTGCTGACCCTGATGAATATTTAGTTCTAAAAAAACACAATGACATTAGAGAATTAATTGATGAATATCCAAATGCTAAAGTAATAAAATTTAAGCAACGAATATTTGATCAACGAATAAGAGGAAAAGCAGTAAAGGATATAATAAATTGGGGATACGAATCTCATATGCCTAAAAATTTAGTTTTGGGCAAGATGCAAGACGGACTAAATGTACATGAAGCAAATCCGATAGATAGTTCAGATATAATTTGGATCGATAAGGAGGTAGCAAGATATAATCATTATCGTGGAGTTCCGCAATATATGGGTGAGGATCAAAATAAAAAAGATTGGGAGCTTGCAGGATCACCAAAAAAATTCATACTTCGTGACAACTCGATAAATGATCTCGGAAAAAAATAAATTTATCTACATTAAAGTCCCGAAGACTGCAACCTCATCAATTGAATATACACTTACTCAAGCATTCAAAGATGATGAACTAACTTGGGATGAGCAATTTGAGAAATATCCGTGGATAAGAAAGCATTCTAAATTAGATTGGTTCTATGAGCATTTGATAGATTTGTCGGAATATTTTTGCTTTTCATTTATTAGAAACCCGTGGGATTTAGTTCTATCTTTTTGGACATATTATCAGAATGAAAAGATTATTCCTTGGAAGCCCGTCAATTGGGCAGTCTTAGAAGATATGGGTTACGAAAGGTGGAAGGAAGGAGATGATCACTATATAGAAAAAGAAAAGTCTACAAAAGGTGTAGATTTTAATGAGTGGATAAAAACAAATTACGATTGGATGCAGGGCGATCAAGTTTCCTTCTTCGATAATGCCGACAGGGAAATGGATTTTATTGGAAGATATGAAAATCTAAATGCAGATTACGATACACTCTGTAAAAAATTAAAGATAGAAAATAAATTAGGTCATGTTAATAAATCCTCGACCAAATCAAATAGGCAAGATACATATAACGAAGAAAGTAAAAAAATTGTAGAAGATTATTTTATGCGTGATATAGAAAAGTGGGGATTTGAGTTTTGAAGGGAGTACAATTTGATATGCATGGTGGACGAAGTGGGGATCAAGCTAGGACTCTCTATTCATTATGGGCTTTTGCGGAAGAAGCAGGTGTGCATCCTGTGTGGAATGAGTTTTATTGGGATAAAATACATAGCAGATTCTTCAATGAAGAAGGATGCAAGAAACACATGAAGGCACCGAGTGAATTTGATAAACAAATTATTGTTGCAGACACAATTAAATGGAACGGATTACCTTATGCAGACTTTAAAGAAATTTGCAATGCTATAGAAGACTCCGATGATGGCACTCTTTGCATAGTAAAAGGAACACCAAGGGTAGAGCCTTGGAAGTTAAATATGTGGCATCACGATAAACTCATTAAATGGAAAGTTGAGAATAGACCAAAAGTAGAATACCAAAAATTATTTTACTATGGATTTGAGATAGAGAAAATTGATGAGGTCATTATTCAAGTAAGGCGAGGAGATAGATCAGATTATATGAGAGAGTGCGGATATACATATGATTACTATGTAAGTCTAATTGATTGGATAAAAAATAATATCTCTATGTCTTCGGGTGCAGAAATGAAGATAACAATAATATCCTCGGATGCAGGAAGGGCAGGAACAAGTAATGATCTCTTAAAACTAGGAGAGATAGATCGAGTTCGTGTAGATATTGGGGACTATCACGACTTTGATAGGCAAGTCCTACAGATGCTTGGATGCTCTCATTTGTTTATAAATCATAGTGGATTTACGAAAGCGATTTACTATGCAAAACAATTTGGTAATACATATATTAACGAATCAGTATTTGGCGGACAATACGACAAGATGAAATATTACGGACAGCCCGAAAATTTAAAATTCTATAGATGAAAGACACATATAAAATAAATAAATTAGAAGCACCGATTATTAATGAAGAATGGGATGGTTTTGTACGAGCATCACCTTATCCAAAGTATCAAACTTTGCGAACGCATCAGCCTGTCAATGCAGAAGGATTGCCATCTGAAGTAGTATTTTACTCCCAACTTGGGCAGGACAAGTTTGTGGTTGAGCATCTAAACGGAAAAAGAGATGGGGTATGGGTAGACATTGGTTGCAATCAATCGATTTCTCTATCAAACACATATTTCCTTGAGCGTAATTTAGGTTGGCGAGGGATATCCATAGATATGCTCGATTGGATTCCAAGGGATTGGCAAGGAGTAAGAAACAAAGATATGCTATACGCTCCCTGTGATGCATTAGAATTGAATTACGAAGAAGAGTTCAATAAGCAAGGTTTCCCCGAAGTAATCGACTACCTAACAATTGACATTGAGGAAGCAACTACTCCTGCTATGAAATTGATCCCTTGGGATAAGTACAAGTTTCGAGTTATCACCATAGAGCATAACGCCTATACTGATAATGGTGAGCAGATGAACATACAAAGAGAATTCCTATCAGATAAAGGATACACTTTAGAGATTGCAGGAAACCTAGCAGGATGCGCACAGGATGACTTTTGGGTTTTAAATGATTAGCTTTGAGAAAAAGTTTATACTCATTACTCCCGAAAAAACAGGTTCGGTTTCCTTGGTTACTGCTCTTAGGAAATACATAGACTTTTCTAAAGTAACAGAGCAACGGAAAGATTGCTTTGATTTTGGTGATAGTTTTGGAACTAAATATGCAAAGCATTTACCCCTGTCTCGTTATGAAAAATTATGGGATGATCAAGTATATGGATCACTAGATGAATACCATCTATGCGTGTCTATACGAAACCCTTTTGACAGGGAGGTTTCTTGGTGGAAATGGACAAGGAGAAAGGCGAGTCAAGACCCTAAAGACTTTAAGCAGTTTGTATTAAATTTTAAAACAACTCCTCTGCTAGATAAGATTGAATCTAAAAAATACAAAATAAAAAACTTTATAAGATTTGAAAACATAGAAAAAGACTTCAAGGCTTTCTGCGTAAAGGTAGGTATTGATGAAGAGCTTCCCCATAGAAACAAATCGTCACATATGCATTACACTAAATACTACGATGATGAAACTCGTCAAATCGTTGCGGAAAAATACGCAAAGGATATAGAATATTTTAATTATGAATACTAAAGAAAGACTGCTAAATGAAAGAAGAATGAACCCGAACGGGAATGACATACCTAGTCATACCCAAGGGCTTTTTGATTTAATTGATTATATCGGTGGGATTAATGACAAAAAAATCTGTGAGGTAGGTTCTTTTAGGGGAGTTTCTTCTGAGGTATTTCTATCACATCAGCCAAAAGAAGCTACCTTTGTGGATATTTGGGGAAAGGATGAAAGTTATCGTCAGTCAAATTGGGCGTTTGATAAAAAGAAAATTTATTGGGATGAAATAAAAAAAGAATTTATTGAAAGAGTTGGAAGGTATAAGGACAAGACGATAATCAAAGTGTTTCACGACTACTCCGACAGAGCTTCTTTATCAGCAGATGAAAGCTCATTAGATTTTGTTTACTTAGATGGAGATCACTCAAAGGATGCGGTGATAAAAGATATTGAGAATTGGCTTCCTAAGATCAAGCAGGGTGGGTTTCTTTGTGGGCATGATTATCATCCTCCCGTAGAAGATAGGGTAAAGGATGCATTAGATGAGTTCTTTGGAAGTGAATTTATAAAAGAAAACATCGCAACATTCTCGGATCGTAGTTTTGCTATAAAAAAATGATTTATGTCCTAACAATACATTACAAGTCTAGCCAATGGATTCCTATTCAAACTAGCTATCTCAAGCAAAACTTAAAGCATTACCAAGTTTATAGCTACATTGATGGGATTGAGATTGATTTGGATGATATCAATTTTACATTTACAGGACAAAGCTCTATTGAAATTGACGGAAGCAAAGGTCACGCAAAAAAACTTGATCAGCTTGTGTCAGAAATAAAAGATGCATCAGATGATGACATAATTTTATTTCTTGATGGTGATTCTTTTCCTATAGCACCCTTAAATAAATTCATAGAAAATTGGATTAGTAAATATGACTTTGTGTCGATTGTGAGAAAAGAAATGAATCACACTTTTCCGCATCCATCTTTTGCATTTTGCAAATTTGGAACATGGAGAAACCAAGGCTTAACATGGAAAGTGAAATTTGACACAGGAGGAGTATTAAAGGATCAAGTTGAAGAAAAAAATCTTAAATGGAAAAAGCTCTACAGAACTAAATCTATGGGCATTCATCCTGTGATGTTTGGAGTATATGCAGACCTCGTATATCATCACACCGCAGGATTTCGATCCGCAGTCACTCGATGGGATAAGGATAATCAAAAATTCAATTCGCAGGAAAGAGAAAGAGAAGCTCTTACTATTCTAGAAAAAATAAAAAGTAAGAAAATTAAATTCGTGTGAAAACATTTACAATTGGCAGGAGTGGGCTATGTGCAGAATTGCAAAACTTGATTGGATTTTATTACAAATATATTCATGGCACAGAAAACAAAATTCATGTAGAGTCTGCCTCTCCATATTTTAGAAAGTTCTGCATTTCATCTCTATTTCAATTTCCAAATAATTTTACATTCGGAAGAAGGGATTTGGTTAAACACAAACGAGAGAAGCTTTATCATAAATATTTTCCTTTCGGATTTACTTTTGACTACACAGAGAATTTTAAATCTGAAATTGACAATATAATAAATGAGCTAATCCTTCCTGATTCCTATGTATGCGCTCATATAAGGAGAGGGGATAAAGTAGGAGAAAAGGAGTGCAGACAGGCAAGCACTACAGGAGTAATTGAGGGAAAGCGATTCGAGTCCTCGGATTATATTCATTACTGCCCCACCAATATAGATACAATCTTCCTTATGACAGATGACTACAAAAGCATAAAGGAAGCTAAAGAGTTTATTGATAGGCAAAAATTATCTTTAAAAGTTTTGCACTTAACAAAGGAATCGCAGGATGGACACTCAGAAAAAGAGAACAATAAAAAAATATACCTAAAACAAGAACTTTTACAGTTCTTTGCGGAAATAGAAATTGCAAAAAAATCTTCCACATTTATAGGCACTAGATCAAGTAATGTTTACAGGTATATTAAGAAATCCTACAAACCAAATTGCAACTTTGTTCAATTAGATTGAGGCTATGATAATATCAGATAAATATAAATTTCTAGTGTTCCATAATCCTAAATGTGGGGGTTCAACGATGGCAACTTGGTCAAGGTCTCACTACGACAAAGAGCCACCATATCGTCAGAATATACATCCCCAAGAATGCACTATGGAATCTTTTAGGAAGCAAGGTGACGGCATCGATACGAGAGATTACGGGCATGGAGGCACAGGTGCATTCGTCAGATTATATGGGAGAGAAAAATTCGATGAGTATAAAAAATACATAGTCGTTAGAAACCCAATAGATCAATGTAAATCTTTGCTCAATCAGTTTGTTAAACACAATGAAAGATTCGGAGAAAAACCTAACCAATGGGGATCATTAGAGTGTAACGAGCAAGGTGTGCGAAAGGCATTGTTATGGGTTGAGGCAAGACTAAAGGACTTCTTTATTTTAGAGAAGCAAAAGGGAGTCATGTTTGATGAAGTTGTAAGGTTGGGTGACCTTACTAAGTGGTTCAAAAATTTGTATGAGTCTAATGGCGAAAAAATTAAATGGACTTTGTCGCATAAAGGAAACACAAGAGTTGATGTAGAAACACCCAATTTGACAGACGAGGATTTAGATTACATTCAGAACGCAGAATATATGAAGTATGTAAGGGAGACTTATTGTGGATAAAAGAATACCTAGTGGGGATGGAGTTGATCTATTGTTTATTGGGTCAAGTCGATTTGCATTCGTCAGTCAGTATATAAAATATCGTCACGGAATTATTATAGAAGCTATTCCCGAAGAGTTTGAATACATGGAAGCCAATGTAAAAAATTGCAATGCAATGCATAAAACTAATTTCATTCCTTTGAATGAGTTGATTACAGACAAGGCAGGACAAAGTTATCAGTTTAATATAATTTTAAATAAAAAAGACTCACACGCAGGATCATCTTCTATCTATGAGCTTCAAGCGTGGAAATATATGCTTGAAAAGACTAACTCTATAGATTTGACGTCTACTACAATTGAAAAAATATTAGATACTTCCAAATGGCAGGACAGGTTACTTGATGTAGTATTGGATGTCCAAGGTGCGGAACTACTTGCCTTGAAAGGCTTTGGCGAATACATAAATAATGTTAAAAGGCTAGTAGTAGAAGCTTCGGTAAAAGAATTTTATAAAGGTGGGTGCTTGGCAAATGAATTAAATGCTTTCTTGTTAAACAACAACTTTTCTAAAGTACACGAAGATAAATATTTTAAGAAGAATGGACACGGAGATATTTGCTATATAAACAATGAATGAACGAGGAAAAGAAAATCGAAGTTACGCAGGAAACGTCAAGAAGACGGGTGTTAGGACGAAGAAGATCAATGAAAAGCTATCAGAGATGGTAGATAATATGACTCACCCACATACTTGTGCAGAGATTGCTGAATATTGCGTAATGTCAAAACAGGCAGTATATCAAATAGAGAAAAAAGCAATGAGGAAGATAGCTAATAAATATCCCGAACTAAAAAAGGAATTAGAAACACTCGCAATTCTTTCAGTTTGATGCTTATTGACATCATGCATTAGTAAAGAGGTAATGCCATTAAAAGATAATATATTATTTCTTCATATACCAAGGACAGGAGGCACGTCCATAACGAAAGCTATGGGCATAAAAAAACTAAGGAAGAGCCAAGAGGAATACCTGTACTGTCCACACAAAGGGTATCAACACTACACAGGGTTGCAGATTGAAGGACTAGGGCAAGAGTGGGATAAATCATTTTCTGTAGTAAGAGATCCCGTCATGAGGCTACAGTCAGAGTGGTTCTTGGGTTATGACAATTGGAGGAGCATAGCGTTACAAAGAAATACTACAATGCATGAAATTTTTTGGCAGATATGTAAAAGAAATAAAAACACAAAGGGACACTACTGTCATTTTGCTTCATATTCTTTTATGTATAAGGGCATAGATGATTTAAGGCTACTAGATTTTCACAACCTACAAAACGATTGGGAAGCGATGGTGGATGAGTGGAGCTTGCCGTTTGATAGACAGCTTGAGAGAAAAAGCATATCTAGATCAAGAGGCAGAGAAAAAATGCCATACTCGCTAAAGCAAGACCTTGCACAGTTATACAAAGAAGATTATAAGCTACTTCGTGAGAAGGGTATGGCATGGGCATAGTCAGCCGTTGACCTAGCAAGGTATTGTGATATAATATATTATATGAAGTGGTGGTGGTTAAGTGTGTTAATCTTACTAACAAGCTGTAAGATGTCATCTTTTTATGCTCCTGCGGGGGCTACAGGTGGAGCAGTTGTGGGAAGCTTAGGCGGTCCTGCAATGGCAGGAGGAGGTGCAATTATTGGTTATGGCGTAGGCAAAGGCGCACAGTTGTTAGATGAAAATAAAGAACTTCAAGAGACTGTTGAACTACTTTCTACAGGAGATGTAGAGACTATAGCAAAGAATGCTTTAGAAAAAGGTATGGAGTCGCAAGAGGGTAAGTTTCAAGAGTTTATAGGAAAAGTTGAGAAATGGCTAATAGTCGCCGCAATTGCATTAGTGTTATATTTATTCATTCCTATACTTGTAGCGCGTAAGACTGCTACGTCATGCTCAAAGAGTAACAGGGAACACTTAGAGAAGTTAACCTCTGAGACACGCCCACCCTTCCCAATTAAACCTTCAGAGCGAAAATGAAAAACTTATTATTATTAAAATCTTATTACTCAAAGCTTTCTAATAAAGGAAAGATTATATTTATTATAGCAGGGCTAGTTGTAGCCATAGGCGTTATAGAGCTTCTAAAATAATGGAAAAAGCGAGAGCAGTTAAAAAAGCTAATGATGCTAAAAGGCTAAAGGAATCGCTAAAACAAATAAAAAAAGTAAACAGTATTCTTGAAAAGAAAAACTTTTCAATTACTGATGCTTGCAGGAAAGTTGGCATATCTGTAGATAAATACTACAGAATTAAAAAAACTTTAAAGTCTTGACAAATAAGTTAGTCATGTTGATATATTTACAGCATGACAATAATACCAACAACAAACGAAATCTTAAACAAGCTTGGAGGAGGAATACCTTTGTTTGTTTATGGGACACTTAAACGCACCTTTCACAATCATAGGTTTTTAGAAAACGAAACCTTTATTTCGGAAGGAAAAACAGAAACGCCATTTTTATTATATAAGCATTGGGGCTTACCATATGTTTCTAATCGTGATGGATGGGAAACTCATGGACATCAAATAAAAGGCGAAGTGTACTCAGTGCGAGACATCAATGCCATAGATAGATTAGAGGGAGCGCCACACCACTACCATGCCCATCAAGAGATAATAGACATGGGAGGAATGCAATTGCCATGCAGAATTTATTTAGACTCAAGTAAGAGACATGAAATGCAATTAGACGATTGTATATTTACAGATGAGTGGACTCACGAATTTTCAGAATCTATAGAAAACGATATAAACTACATAAATATAGGATAAACAATGGGCAGACATAAACTACCAAATGACTTAAAAAAGAAGCGCCATACATTTCGATTATCGAAAGAGTGCAAAGAAAAGCTTAAAGAGGAAGCAGATAAGCTAGGGATACCTATGTCTAGGTTACTAGAGAATAAAATTATGCAAGGCAGTCAAATACTAGAAAAAATTAAATGATTGATATTGAAAAGATTATTGGCGATCAGTTAATCAAGGAGAACGAAAGCCACAACAGGGAAAGGCAAGTAGGCGAGTATTACTGCACAGACCTTGGTAATTGCATTCGTAAAACTTGGTACAAGTATCAAGGCATAGAACTAGAGGAAGCAGACAGGGAAGAAGAGGTCAGGATGCTTAAAGTGTTTGAGCGTGGAAATCTATTGCACGAATGGATTACTGACAGGCTCAGAATGCACGTAGATCAAATAGGTGGAACTCTTAGGGATGAGGTTTCAATAGTAATGCCTGACCTTAGGGAAGACTTTGTTATTAGGGGAAGGATAGACAACCTAATAACAACAGACGATGGTTATGAGATTATTGAGGTAAAGACAACAGCAAGGATACCTAGCCCAAGGGGAAGAAAGACAATGCCTATGCCACACCATGTAGCACAAGTAATGCCTTACTTAATGTTTTCACCAAGTGCTAAGGCAGGAATATTATACCTAGAACCAAACACATTGAAGACAGCATTCTTTGAAGTTAAAAGAGATAAATTTGCACTACAGGACTTGTGGAGGAAAGCTAATGATCTTCATCAAGCGCTATTAAATAATATACTTCCTGATGCAGAGGCTAAGCTAAAAAAGGACGAGGAATGGCAATGCAAGTACTGTGAGTTCTCAGGACTATGCGACAAGCAAGAAATAAAAAGCACGCCACAAGATTGGGTAAGTGTTGCTCCTGTAAACCCTACAGAAGAAGAAATGTCGATTATTAATGGATGTGAGGTAAATGAGGATAATGTAGAAGACAAAGCATTGGAGTACTTTGCACAAGAGGTAGAGCAAATAGATAAAGATTTAGCCACAGCAATTAATGCGGATGAGGTGAAGGAAGAAACAGCAGAAGAGAAATGGCAAAAACTTAAACAAAGAATGCAAGAAGCAGAGGAGGATCAAGAACATGAGTGAAGTACGATATATGCCTGTAAAGGTAACGAAGATTTACAGAGGATTAGCAGATGCTAGGTGCTACATAGTAGAGGCTTGTCAGAGAAGCGGTATGGGCATTCAGTTCACGCACGAAGGAGAGAGTAGGTTTGTGCATCCTGAGGAAGTAGACAAGGGCGAAGTAACAGCACAAGGGATAACGCCCAAATACCCACTACCTGATGGCAGAAAAACTTTTAGCTTGGTAAGTTGGAAATGGTCTAAATTAGCCAAAAGCAAAGAAGAGAGAATGCATGAAGTAAAACAAATGGATTTATTTTCTTAATTTTTTTTAAATTTTATATAGCTTATAAACAGCTACTTATGAAATAGATTTAAATTTATTTTAAAAAGGTGTTGACATCTATTCATGTTTCCATGTATATATATGGGCATGAACAACAACACAGATACATTAGATCGCACAGCCCACACCTTCGGAATCACAGACGTAGAGTTTGAAGATCGTGAGTTGATCCTTAAAACGCTTGCATCACTTCCTGAGCCACAAGTATTAGTACAAGACTTTGGAGACGAATGCTTTGAAGAAGAGCTTTCACAAATTAACGAAGGTGCTTTTATTACAGCACAAATGAACAACATGGTAATATAAGGAGAACAACAATGAATAAATACGGATTATACTCATTCACTAAAAACGGAAACGCGCGCCTCATAGCTACCACAGAAGCAAAAGATTCTGTACAGGCAGGACTAGACCTTGAGACTTTTGCAAATGCAATGGTAGGTAAAGGCAATTGGTACACAACCAAAATAGAAGGGAAGGTGTTCGGATGAGAAATCTATCAGACATCTACGGATACGGAACGCCTAGCAATCGTTTCGTTCGCCCACAGTCGCAACGCACAGAAACCTACGATGATCCTATAGAGCAAGAAGAAGCCCTTGATCAGTTAGACCCTTTTCGTCATGAGAGAGAAGCAGAAGAGCAAGCGATGGCAGAAGCAATGGGAGACGAAAGTAAATACGAAAAAAAATAATTTAAAGAAAAGCAAAGTTTTTTAATAAAAGTATTGACATCTATTTTTAGATATGCATTATTAAAGTCATGAACAACACAACACCAAATCAATTCCAAGTAGGAAAAACTTACACAACTAGATCAGCCTGTGATTATGACTGCATCTTTTCATTTAATATCGTAAAGACATCTAAGTCTTCAGTATGGTTTACAGGATCATGCACAAAGGGAGTGCAACGCAGAGCAGTAAAAAGCTACAACGGACAGCAATACTTTTCACCTTTAGGAACTTACTCAATGTCCCCAATCATCAACGCATAATAATTATGACAACACCAAATTACGACTCAAGACACAGAGCATTCATTGATTTAAAAGTTGATATGCTAGAAGACTTAAAGAGAGCAAGGGCAAAGCTCCTAGAAGCTAGAGAACTAAGTGCTAAGCTGTATGAGGTTCTTAATAAGGACTACAACGAGCAAAACACTACCAATTATGAAAATGCTTACAATCAAGTTAGGGTAGAGCAAGCAAAAGTAGATACTCTTAATTTCCAAGTATGCTCCTTGCAGGGTAGAATAAATTATTACGAAGAAGGCGAAGAAGGATACGCACTACTAAATCACAGCAATGAATCTGTACGAAGCTAACGGAAGGATTAACATCTCTCAAAAGTGGTGCTACTGCGCCATGAAGCTTTTGCAAAAACATTGTGTAAGCACAAAGAAATATGGTGGTAAGTATCAATGGATTCTTGATGAAATACACACCAACCTGTCAGAGCTTTTTTATTATGGCAGGATAGATATGTTTAGTGAGTTAAGTGAAACAGAATACTTTTTTATGCCAACCAATCACAAAGGAATGTTAGGCATATACAGAAACTTACGAAGAGCAATTAAAACTGCACACCCATTAATGTTTGCTAAGTCGATAGATGACATGGCTCACAAGCTTACGAATGGTCACTACCAAAGGGCTGAGTATTTTGCGGATTGCAAAAATTTTCCTAGATGGTCTGACGAGGTTTACGGAACACAAGCACTCAATTATGAAAGTTAAAAATTTTGATAGTCACATACATTCTATTCGTGGAATGGTAAGCGAAGGCGAAGGCAGACCACAATGGGAAGAGTTTACTGAAGAAATGGAAGAGGTAATACAAGTATTACAAATCCATAATAAGCTTATTCAAACAGTAGACCACGTTTATCCGATGGATGACTTAATTGATTTCCTGAGAATGAGGAGTAATAAAACAAACAATGCACTATAAAAAAATAGCAGACGAACACTTTTTATATACAGATTGGAGAGACAGGGATTGGAGCATATGGAGACAATCCAAACATGGAAGTAATCAATGGGCAATGAGTTGCAGGGAAGAAAATATGGAAATGTTTGATGATGCTTTTTGGACAAGAACAAGCTGTGTCAGGCAAATAAAATATTTAGAAAATCCTGAGAATGAAAAACGCGAAATAGATAAAAGAAAAAATGAAAACTAATTTACAATTTATTCATGTGGGAAAATGCGGAGGCATGACTATAAGAAATATGCTTAAAAGTCAGTCTATACTTTTTTTTGCAATTCATGTGCAAGCGCCCATGTTAGATTCGCAATTTAAAAGCATAATACCAATACGCAATCCTGTAGAAAGATTTTGCTCAGCATTTTATTGGAGAAAGAAAAAGACAAGCCATAATCAAAAATTAAGATTTAATGGAGAGAAGAATTTTTTAGATAAGCATAAAGACATAAATAGTTTGATCGACAACCTAGAAGAGTTGCAGACAAATTATGTACACCACATAGGCGAAGGATACCATTGGTACTTAGCAAATTATTTAAAAGTATTAACTCCACAATTATTAAAAGGACTAGTGTTTACAAATTCAATAAAAGAAGATTTAGGCAAAATGTATGGCAAAGAATTTGATGACCTATGGGACAACAAGGGTACTAGTGAGTATGAGTTAACAAGCAAAGAAAGAGAGAAACTAAAAGAACACTTAGCCTTAGATTATAAAACCCTAGAACAGCTATTTAACAAAGTTAGTATTAATAACAATAAAACCAAAGATATTTTAAAATAAAGCAAAAAAAGTTTCTCCTGTAAAATGCTTAAAAACAGCAACTTACGAAAGTAATAAAAAAAATATTAAAAAAAGTTTTAAAAACGCTTGACAAGTATTATTTATTCTCTTAGGTTAAGAGCATGAACAACACATATAACGGAAGAGTTTATTTCACCACAGCAAAGCCAACTTTCTTGAGAGTTATTTCAGTAGAAGCTCCTAGCAAGAACGAAGCAAGATTACTTATCTATAAGATTGCTAAGGAAAGCGGAAACTACGATTACATCGATTCAATAAGAGAAGTTAACTAAGGGGGAAACAATGAGCTTACAAAAAGAAATACTAGAAGACGCACTAAAGGAGGAAAGCCCAAGGGACTACCTCTATGGTTACTTTTCAGATATGTATAAGGATGCATGGAATGTTCGCCCTCGTTGGATTGGTAGAGAAGATTATTCTTTATCAACTTTAGCATCTGAGATTGCAAAAATGCATGATGCTGTAGCAGATCAAATACGCAAAGAGTGCGATTGGGTAGCGAAGGAAGAAAAGGAAGAAGAGGAGCATCAAGCAAAGCTTGCGGAAGTTCTTGTTCCATTTGAAGGTTACACTTTAGGCGAGTTAGGACTTATTTAAAAGTAGACAGGCGCAGTTTAAAAAGTCATGCTTGTTTGCGTGGAGGACGTAGACAAAGCAAGATTAGCATTAACTAGATTAGCACATGATGATTTATTGGCTTATGTATTGGCACACGATCCTAAATATCAAGTAGCAAAAGTTCATGCTTTTTTACTCAAAAAACTACAAGAGCTTGTTGGCAAAGAAGGCGAAAAAAGAATAATAATTAATATGCCTCCACAGCATGGAAAAAGTCGTGCTGTGTGTGAAGAGTTTGCAAGTTTTCTTTTAGGTAAAGACCCAACTGAAAATATAGCTTTAGCAGGATACGGCTTAGACTTGCCAACGAAAAACTGCAAAAAATTAAGGGAGCGCATTAAATCTACGATATATAAAAAGATATTTCCTAATACCCATTTAGGAGAAGATACAAGGACTCAATCAAATTGGACTACTTCAGTAGGTGGTGGAGTTAAGGCTGTTGGTGTGGGTACAGGACTTACAGGAAACAGGGTAAGCACATTAATAATAGATGACCCTCACAAAGACAGAGCAGAGGCAGAGTCAGCCACATATAGAAATAGAATATGGGATTGGTTTACATCAACAGCAATGACTCGATTAACTCCAAACTCTACAATTATTTTAATTATGACTAGATGGCATGAGGACGATTTATGCGGAAGGCTTACGGCAAAGCATTATGTAGAAGACTTAAAAGAAAGAGGCTTTGAGGATCAGGTATTTGAGCAATGGAACTTTCCTGCAATCTGTGAAGAAGAAGATGATATTATTGGCAGAGTTGAAGGAGAAGCTTTGTGGAGCGAGAATAAGCCTGTACACTTCTTGGAGGGAAGAAGACAGGTATTAGGTCAATATGAGTATAATGCCTTATACAGGGGTAATCCTATTTCTAAAGGTGGTAACATTGTAGATATAGAAAAAATAGAATACTGTGAAAGAAGCGAAATACCTACAGAAGTAGAATTAGTGAGAGCTTGGGATTTAGCGGCGACCTCTAAGAAGACAAGCGATTATAGTGCTTCAGCATTATGCGGATATGATAAAGAAACAGAAATTTTCTACATTAGTCACGTAATGAGAGATAAGCTTAATTGGCACGCTACTAAACAAGCCATAGGAAGATACGGAGACTTAGAGCAGAACAGAATAGGCATAGAAAGCGTGGGCGGGTTTCACACATCTTACGAACAGATTAAAGAGGATAGAGTAGGTAAAAATGTAGTGCAGAATATAAATGTATCTAAGGATAAGTTAAGCAGGGCAAACCCTTGGTTAAGTATGGTGGATGCAGGAAGAGTGAAAATGGTTAGAGGCTCATGGAACTATGATTTTTTAGATGAGCTAAGAGCCTTTCCTGATTCAAAAAATGATGACCAAGTAGATGCGGTCAGCTTAGCATTTGGTATGGTATTTAAACAGCAAACAACGAAATTACTAATGGCATGAGAATTTTAATTATAGGTTCAACAGGATGGGTTGGTGAGCAAGTGTGGTGGAACGCAAACAGGTCAGGGCATGAGTGCCACACAATAAGCAGGACAGAATTTTGGATGGACGAAGAATTTAATAATTATTTAAAAAATGTAGATGCAGTAGTGAACTGTGCAGGATATGCAGGAACGCCAAATGTAGACGCTTGCGAATTACCTGAAAATAGAGAAGCCGTCCATACAGCAAATGTAAAAATTCCAAAAAGATTAGCGGAGTTTTGTAAAGACATTCCATTTGTCCATGTGTCTAGCGGATGCCTATATCAAGGACAGGGCAGAACAGGAAGACTTAGAGAAAGAACAGATTACATAGGAAAGCATTTTACTATAGACGATTGGCAACATGATAGTTGGTCAGAGAGGAATGCACCAAACTTTAGAGGCAGTTATTATGCTCAAACTAAAATAGAGGGAGAGCAACAACTAGAAAATGTAGATTGTTGGATTTTGAGACCTAGAATGTTTTTTGGATTGGGAAAACATAATAAAAATTTTATCTCAAAAATTATAGAGTATGACACTATAGTAAACGCAATTAACAGCGTTACACACATAGGAGAGTTTTGTGTATCCATTATAAAATGCATAAATTTAAATCCTCCTTTTGGAACTTATAATATAACGCATCCTGTGCCTGTGATGACTAGTCAAATACTAGACACTTTAGGGTATGAAAAAAAATATGTTACTTGTCAGAAGTTTAATGAAGACATGAGGGCAAAAGGATTAGCGGAAAGAAGTTTTACGACTTTGGACTCTCGCAAAGCTTGCCAACATAAAATAGGGCTATCACTAGACCCAATGCGAATAATCCAAAACTACAAGCACCAATGAACATAAGTACACTTATACCTAGCGAGCAGAATCCTAGAATCATTTCCCAAGAAAATTTAAATAAATTAAAAAGCAGTATAAAAGGCTTTGAAAAAATGATGGAAGCTAGACCTTTAGTTGTAACTGAAGACATGAGGGTAGTTGGAGGTAATCAAAGATTAAAAGCATTAATCCAATTAGGATACGAATCAATTCCTGATTCTTGGGTAAAGATAATGTCATTTACTCCTGAAGAAGAAAGGGAGTTCATAGTGAAGGATAATGCTTCATATGGTGGATGGGATTGGGATTTATTATTAGAAGAGTTTGGGCAAAAGGAACTATTTGATTGGGCTATAGAAGTGCCAAACTTGGGAGACTTAGAGAAAGTTGAAAAAGTTAACGACCTTGAAAATGAAGAGTGGGTTGGTATGCCTGATTTTGAGACAAAGGAAGATCCTTTACAAATTGTAGTCAAGTTTGAAAACGATGGACTAAGGAAAGAGTTTGCCGAAAAAATGAACATTGAATTTACATACGCAAAAGAAGGAAATAAAACTTGGACTACATGGTATCCATATAAGGGAAAAGGTGATTGGAAAAGTAAAAAATACGAGTGAATCCTAAATACCCAATTTATGTGCCAACAAAAAACAGGCATAAGTTAGCACACACGATAAGGTGCTTTCTTGAGGATGGTGTAGATTTCAAGATAGTAGTAGAGCCATCTCAGGTAGAAAACTACAAAGAGTTTAAAGATATTATGCTAGTGCTACCTGAAAATAATCTGAGATTATTAGGGTCAAGGCTTTGGATCAGAGAGCATTCATTAAAGAACGGCTTTGCTAGGCATTGGCAGTTTGATGACAACATTAGATATGTAGGTAGGCTACACAAAGGAGAACGGATTAGGTGCAATGCAAACAAAGCAATTTCTATAGTAGAAGAATTTACAGACAGGTACTCTAATATAGGAGTGAGCGGATTAAACTATAGAATGTTTGTAGCGAGGCAGAAAAAGCCCTACATACTTAACACAAGGGTATACTCAGCAAGTTTAATAAACAACGAGATGCCATACAAGCACAGGCTGTATTATAACGATGACACAGACTTATGCCTACAATGCGTGACCAATAATTTATGCACTATTAACTTCTGTACATTTTTTATAGAGAAGATAACCACAATGAAAGTAAGTGGAGGCAACACTACAGACCTTTACGAAAAGGATGGAAGATTATTGATGGCGAGGTCATTGGAAGAAGTGTGGGGCAAAGAGCTAGTGGAAACTAAATGGAGATTTGGCAGACCACAGCACGTTGTTAAAAATTCTTGGAATCAATTCACGCATCCATTAATAAGGAGAAAGGATATTGATTGGGATGAGATTAAAAATAAAAAGTATGAATTTAAATTAAAAGAAAAATGAAAACAGAACTAATAAAAAACATTAAGCCAAACCCTGATAATCCTAGAATTATAAAAGATGAAAAATTTAAGCAGTTGGTGAAAAGCATTAAGGACTTCCCCGAAATGCTGAAACTGAGACCGATTGTAGTGAACAGCGAAAGTATAGTTCTTGGTGGAAATATGAGGCTTAAAGCTTGCGTGGAGGCAGGACTCAAGGAAGTACCTATAATACGCGCAAGCGAGTTGACTGAGGATCAGCAGAAAGAGTTTATAATTAAGGACAACTCTAGTTTTGGCGAATGGGATATGGAGCAACTTTTAAACGAATGGAAAGCGGAAGATTTAAATGAATGGGGTCTTGATGTTCCGATTGACTATGCCGTCGACGAAGTTTTGGAAATCAAAGAGGATAATTTTGATGTAGCTTCTGAAGAAGTAGAAAAAATTGAAACAGACATTAAATTGGGTGATTTAATACAAATAGGAGATCATCGAATTTTATGCGGGGACTCCACGAAGCCCGAAGACGTCGAGAGACTTATGGGAGAAGAGAGGGCAGACCTTGCACACAACGACCCACCTTACGGAATGAAGAAAGAAAAAGATGGGGTTATGAATGACAATCTAAACTTTGATGCACTACTAGAGTTTAATAAGGCGTGGATTCCTTTGCAGTTTTCGTACATTAAGGAAAACGGATCGTGGTATTGTTGGGGAATAGACGAGCCACTTATGGATGTGTATCATGTTATTCTAAAGCCATATCAAATTGAAAAAAAATTAAAATTTAGAAATCTCATAACTTGGGACAAGGGACATGGGCAGGGGCAGAAAAGTGAAAATACTCGTATGTTTGCCACAGCAGACGAGAAGTGCCTACACGCAGAGCATTTATTATTTGCCATGATGGGAGAGCAGGAGGCAGGACAAAATAAGGATTTCTTTATGAAGGAGTGGATGCCTTTGTTGACATATCTTGTAGGAGAAAAAGATAAGATGGAATGGACTACAAACGACTGCATAAAGATAACAGGAAAGTCGTCCGCATCTCACTACTTCACAAAGTCTCAGTTTTTCATTCCGACAAAAGAACATTATTACAAACTTAGAAATGCCTCAAAGGGTAAGGCATTCTTGAGGTCATACGAAGAGTTGGAGGAAGAATCCAATGAAATACTTCAAGAATTTTATAACAAACGGACATATTTTGATAATATGCACGACAACATGAATAATGTGTGGCACATCGACAGGACATCAAACAAAGAGAGGGAGGCTGTAGGTAATCACGCAACCCCTAAGCCTTTATCACTTTGTGGTAGGGCTATTAAAAGCAGTTGCCCTGTTGGCGGATTGGTTATTGATATGTTTTTGGGTTCGGGGTCTACTATGGCATCAGCACATCAACTAAAGAGAAAATGCTATGGCATGGAGTTAGACCCAAAGTATTGCCAAGTAATTATTAACAGAATGCTAAAACTTGACCCAACACTAAAAGTAGAATGAGTCAACCAATGGAGAATCAGGAAGATAAATATCCATGCCTAGCCGTAATGAAGGCAGGAGATATAAGGAGAGCAGAATGGAATCCAAGAACACTTCCTGAGAGAAATGAAGGAAAGGCAGGAGAGTCATTAGAGCATTTTGGTTGGCTACAGCCTTTGACATGGAATGCGAGAACAAAGACCCTGCTAGATGGGCATATGAGGCTAGAGGATGTATCGGATGAAGATGAAGTACCTGTATACTGCGTATGGCTAGATAGTGAGAAAGAGCAAGTAGCAAGCGTGGCGCTAAACAACAGCTATGGGGAATGGATAGAAGAAGGAGTTAGTGAGAGCTTAAAAGATTTAAGTGAGGAGATGGCAGAAGTGGGGTTAGCAGGATTTGGGAGCGATACAGGCAAATTTTTATTTTTGGAAGAATGGGAAAAAGATGAGCGGGAAGAAAGAGAAGAGTTGGATGAATATGAGAAGAAGCATAAGTTGGTATTGGAGTGGGATAGCCTAGATCAGAAGATAGCATGGGAGCAGTTTCAGCAGAGGGCAGGAACAATTGACGCAATATTAGAAGCAATGAGAGGATGGAATAATGAGTGATGACATATTAGAAGGAAAGATTAGGCAAAGTACAGAAAACCCTTTACCTATACTTAGGATATTGGAAACAAGAGATATACCATATGTGGAGATGGATATAGAGGGAGAAGTAGATGCTATAAAGGTCATAGTTGATATGGGGAAGGAAGTAGCAACAGATGAAGATTACTTTAACATAGGACTTACGCACGGATTAAAGGAAGCAATAAAGGAGCATGAGAAGAACAATGACTAAAGAAGAAGCTGTAGAATATTACACCAAAGAAATGGGTAAGGACTTTGCTCCAAAGTATGGAGACATACGAACAACTGAATCTATAGAGAAATGCTATGATCAGGTAATGCAGAAGGTAGAAGAAGGATTACAGGATTGGGATGGTTGTGTGGGTAAGGGATTATGCTGTAAGGCTTTTACTCATAAGATAAATGTAAAGAAAGCCATGAGTGAGGGTGGAGAAGATATGGAAGCATTTGCTAATGCACACTTCGATGGCGAGGAAGATAGCGATACAAGTATATCAGTAGTTATCAATCATACCTGTAATTTATTGGGGGAAGATAACAGATGTACGATATATGAAGATAGACCTAAGATATGCAGGGAGTATTTATGTCAGGCATCTAAGTTAAGAAGAGATATGTTTTGGAGAATCAAACATCCACACATAGTATCAATGGCAGAAGAGTGAAGCTAATAAAGAAAAAGGTAAGTGAGCTAAAGGAGCATTCCTTAAACGAGAAGACCCGTAGGATTACCTCTGAGGCATTAGGTAAGCTAGAGGTATCAATAGACACCTTAGGGACGATACAGCCCATTGTATGGAATGAGAGATTGGATTGCATATGTTCAGGGCATCAACGTGTGAAGGCATATAAGTCGAAAGGAATAGAAGAAATCGACGTATGGGTGGTAGACCTAAGTGAACAAGATCATTGCTTGGCTATGTATATGTTGAATAATCATTTTGGTGAGTTTGATGAGGATATGCTAAGGAATGTTATACAAAGCGTAAATGAGGCAGACGACATGGAAGTTGACCTACTAGGATTTGATGAAAATAAAATTGAAAATTTTTTAAAGGAGTTGGATACAGATAGTTTGCAAGAAGAGAAGTACTGCTCTAGTATTATATTTGATAACGCGGAACAAAAGAAAGAATTTATACAGCTAAGAAAGAAGTTCAGAGATAGTGGACAACTTGCGGAATTAGCTACAAACAAATTACAGCTATGGACATAATAGAGAACACAAACAGAGTGACTAACATAAGAGTAGGTGCAAGGGATAAGAGAGCAGACCCTGATGTAATATCAGCTATAACAAAAGCATTAAAGGCAGGATGCACCAAAAAGGATGCCTGTTCTCTCGCAAGTATCTCTGAGCAAACATTTTACAGGTGGTTGAGAGAAGGAGAGAATGCTTCAGAAGGTAGCGAAGCGTGGCAATTTTGTGAGTCCATAAAAAAGGCAATAGCAGAAGCAAGGGCTAGGAACGTCACCATAATACAAAAGCACGCCGTAAAGAATTGGACTGCGGCTGCTTGGTGGTTGGAAAGATCCGATCCTGATCATTGGGGAAAAAGAGAGAAGGTTGAGATGACAGGAGCAGATGGTGGTGCTATGGAAATGAAAGTGATTAGTGAGAAGGAAATTACTGACGATGAAATCTCTGACATCATGAGTAAGCTACATAAGGCTAGGGATTAGCAGATGGAACTACCGCCTCTATATATCTTTTGTGGTATAGGGGTAGCCCTATCCATATTAGGCTTCTTCTTAAAGAAGATAAAGACAGAGGTGGATGACTTAAAGGAACAGGTAAGAAGAGATCAGATACTAAATGCTAGACAGCAGGAGCAGATGCGCCACATAGAGAAGGTACTAGAGGATAGAAGGCGTGACGTGAAGGAATTGCACGCTCGATTTAAGTAAAAATTCCCCGACTTGGATTCTTATTTCTTAAATAAACAGCTTCTACCAATTTGGGAAAATATAATATATGTCTTGACATTTATATATACTTTCTCCTAATCGCTATTTACTAATCTTATGTATTCTAGGATTACAGTTAGATTGAATTGATGGACAGCCTTAATTCTTAATCCATTATTAAAAAAACCAATCTCAGCCCAAGGCAGAGTGCCGTCTTCTGAAAGCCTAATGGCTTTAAAATTTTCCAACTCCTGCGGAGTTATTATATCTGATATGTAATCCCTGATTCCATTTTTCTTCATCCACTTCCAATAATATGACCTTGTCCCTTTTTCTGCTGTGAGAAGAATATCCTCATACTCGCAAATTTTTGCATAGAGAGAAATATCCCTAAAGGATGACAACTCAGAAGGAGGACAGCATAAAGGAGCATCTAATACTAAGTACACACATACATTTTGAAATTCAAATCCTGTGTGCGTCAATAGATCAGCCCCTCCCCACCCTCGGATTTTAGCATGGATCAAATATACTTGTCAATACTTTTATTCAAATATTTTAAAATAAATTTAAAAGAAAGAAAAGATAGGGAGGGATATTGCATTACCTCCAAGGTTTCAGGGAAACTACAATGAGTTCTAACTGCACCTACCGACTTACTTGGCTCATCCATTTGGACATCACTACAAGCAAGCTGTACCTTACGACGTTTCCATTCGTTATTCGAGTCACTATCTTAAACTGTGTTATATGGGACACATATATATAAGAGTAGGGATAGATTATTTTTTTCGGAATTTTTAAAAAAAACTTTTCTAGAGGTTGCGCTTTTACTATTTGCCTGACCTATTATATATGGGAGACCATTTCTTTCTTATTTATTATTATGGTCGCAAGCGATAAGGCGAGTTGAGGCAGAAAATCTCAATGATGATCCAAAAGCTCCTTTGCATGACAGGGGGGCAGGGAAGTTTTTATTGGTATTCTTCCTTGCCCCTTCTATCATAACTTACCTCGAAAATCAGTAATGTAATACTAGATTTACAAGGTGAATTTTGCTTTAAATCAATTTCAGCAAAACTATTTTAAAATTTTTTTACCTTTTTTTTAAAATAAATTAACAGCTCGCAATGTCAGTAAACAAGAGGGTTCTAGCCGTAATGAAGCATAATGCTACAAGAAATATTTAACTTTTTTTTGAAGATGTCTTGACATAAATCATAATCTATGGTTTTATTAAATCATAACAACGAGGGAGACCTCACAACAACAAACACCAAAATATTACACACCATGAAATCAATCAACATCACAACTCGCAAGTTCAACAAGTCAAACGGACAACTCAACGCTAACCAAGAGTGGTTAGTAACAATCGTAAAAGCAAACGGAGACGTTCAGTCACGCCACATCGCAAGCCCTGCTTGGAAGGTAGACCAAGAAACCAAGTCAAGCGGATATGCTTCATTCTACGATTGCGAAAAAAAGAGAATGTCACGATTCGACCTTTCAACATCAATTACTGCTCCTGTAGCAGTTAACTAATTAACCACAACCAAGGAGAACAACACAATGAATCCTAAAGTTAACGAAATCACATTTGGCGTAGAAGTCGAATGCATCTTACCATCAAGCCATCCTTTCAGAGTAGGTGGATACCATAACGGAATAGAGATGGACGCATCTTACACTATCAATGGAGAGACTGTTCAAGCTCCTTCATTTAATGGCAAGCGTGCCAAGTGTGAAACTGATTCAAGCCTTCGCACTAGAGGTTACAACAGAGTAGGCGTAGAAATCGTAACTCCAATACTTAAAGGTGAGGAAGGGCGTCAGTTCATGATAGACCTTTTTGACTTCATCAAGCTTGTAGGTGGCAAAGTAAATCGCTCATGTGGTCAGCATATCCATTTAGGATTAGAGTCAATTACAGGACGCACAGCAACTCCTTCACAGGTAACAATGTTTCTTGCAGAGATCATGAAGAAAAGTTCAAACCTTCAGTATAGTGCATATGCACAAACAGGAACTGACAGGAATCGTAATGGCTACTCTAGAGAGATTGCAGTAAACAGCAATATCATCAATACCATGACTCAAAAGATTGCACGTCGCACTAAGAAGCATGGCGTAGGAAATAGCTTTAATAGAAGTGATGTTCAAGATTTTGCTAATACTTGTGCAAGAGGTTCATTCTTAAACCTTACTACCATCAACAGAAAAGCTACGATAGAGTTTCGTTGGGGTGCAGGGACTCTTAACATTCAAAAGTTTCTCAGTCACTTGTTCACTTGCGAATATATCGCACGTCGTGCATGGCGCTCAAAAGGTTATCCAACCAACTGCACTAAGCACAGACAAAACCACATCCATCGTGGAGATAATGCTACACGTGGACAGCGTGCATTAAACTACTTGGTAAACGATTTTCGTAAAAACCAAGATGGACGTGCAATGTTTAATTTCTCAGAAATCTACAAGGCTAACTTCACAAGAATGTGGGCAACATCAATGCGCATGGCACGCAAATGGGATAGGCTTATGAGTGGTGCAGAGACTCGCTACAATTACACAAAAGACCCTAAGCGTGCAATGCTTGACAAGATTGCCAATTCTACATTCACTTGGTTCTAATAACTATAACATAATAAAATAAGGAGACATCACAATGTGTATCATAATTTATAAACCCAAAGGAAAATCCGTTCCTTTGGAAAGACTATTCAACGCTAAGGATCGCAACCCTCATGGATTCGGAATTTCATGGGCATTCAAGAAAAAGTTGCATATCTTCAAAACAATGGACTTTGATTTATTTCTAGAGAAATACAGCAAGGTAAGTAAGTTTGATTGCTTAATACATTTTCGATTTGCCACAAAGGGTAAAAAGGAAAAAATTAATTGTCATCCATTTCGTATAAATAAAAATCTAGTCATGACTCATAATGGGACTATACAGGATTTAGATGGTACTAGTCATGAGCGTTCAGACTCTAGGACATTTGCTCATTCATACGTTAAGCCAATGGTTAATATTAAAAGCGATTTTGTAAACTCTTCAAATGGCAAGCGTTGGATGAAGGGAATGATTTCAATGCAGACCAATAAACTAGTTTTCATGAATCATCATGGAACACCTACTTTTATAAATGGAGACTTGGGGCATTGGTCTATGGGATGTTGGTACTCAAACGAGACCTACAAGGCGAGGCATCTCCCATCCCACTCGTTTACTAGCAGAAAATCTATAAAGGGATATAAGCACCTTTCTCGCAAGCCTAAGGCTATACCTAATGAAATTGTACAGGGATTGCCAATAAACTACGGAAAGCTTCGATCAGGTAGAAGTTTAATAGATGAAGTGGAAGACGAACTGCAAGGGCAAGTTGACTTATGGGGAGATGTGCAAGATCAGATGGAGCAAAATCAATTAGACTGTAACACGTCAGAAGGTTTTGATTGTGCAGAAGATGATACTCTAGAATAATTTTACATTGTGTTGTTAGTCCCCTTGGGTATCCCAAATTCCGCTCTACAAATGGATGCCCTTGGGGACTACTTATTTTATTTTAAAGTTTTTTTGAAAAAATATTAAAAAGGTATTGACACATTGAAATAAATATAAGAGGTTAAGGACAGACAACAAAACCAACAACATAAAATAAAATGAACTTAATAGAAATTATTCGCCCATTCGCAGAAACCTTAAATGCATCAAATGTAAATGACTCAAGGTTCGATAGATTAGAACTAGATGACATTGAGATAACAGAAGATGGCTTTGATGCATCAGTATCAGACCTTAATGGAGGATGGCTTCAGATTGAAGGTGGAGTAAGGGAAGAAGAAACAGAATCACTTTGGGGAGATCAAGTTTCAGAAGTTCATCAAATGGCATACGCACAAGAAAATGAAATTTCAGAAGTTCGTCAGTTTGATCCTAATGGAGTTGAGTTGCCTTACGTTGAATTAAGATTTTTACATCTTGCTAGACCAATAGTAGACGAAGAAGAAGGAGAGCTAAGTTCAGAAAATTGCTACGTAAATTACAACCATAGTTATTAAGATGGCAGTAATAACCTTAAATAGAAATGGGAAAAAAGTAGAAGTGGAAACCTACTTAACTAGAAACAAAGAATTAGAAGTTCATGTTTTTCTATCTGTTACTGATTCTCGAAATAGAACTTACAAGGATGAATGGTTTTTTGATAAAGTTCCATTCAATGTAAAAATCGAAAACGGAGAAATTAATTTTAAAGAGTCATGGATGGATTTAAGAAATTCAAAAATAGACTCACACATACCAAAAACTGAAATTGATATACTTATGGATTATATGGAAATTACAAACGCAGAAAAAGGAGCAATAGAAGATTACTCAATGAGATATAAAGGAGTAGAGTTATGATGGGTGAAGATATTGCCTGCGATGTCATGTATCAGAGAGGAGTAAGTGATGCGCGTCAAAGCATAGCAAGCATGATAAAGCATGAAATAGAAAGACTTGAGGCAATCTTAGTAGCAATGGAAGGTGATGTACATTTTGAGGATAATGAAAAAGGAACTGAGATAGTCAGTAAGTTAAAATACACTTATCAGATTGAACAATGCGCAATGTTCTTAGAAAGATTAAAATGAAAAATTACCAAACTATATCATTGTGTGAATTTACTTTTTTACAAAGAAGAGTTTTGATAGAATTATTAAAACCTGAGTGGAATTGGAGAACAGAAAAAACAATCCTCAAGGCAATAGAAGATGAGCGAGAGAGAATTATTAATTGGGTAGCAAATGATGTAGCTACACTATTAGACAGGGAAGAAAAGCCTACTAGTGTGGTAAAGCAGTTATTAGCAATGGGCATGATAGAAGTGCAAGTGGCAAGCACACACAACGGCAAGTGCATAAAGTCAACTACTTACTATAAGATTAATGACAGATGGAAAAAAAGAAGTTGAATAAATTTAAACTTTTTTTAAAAAAGTCTTGACAGAAAACATTTCTTCCATATAGTTAAGGGTATGAGCAACACATACACCAACTTAATCACTAACGAAAAACTTCAAGCAACTAAAGCAACTTCTCATGGAGTAGACTTCAAAGTAATCGCAACAGGAGAGTGGAAGTTTTACACTAATTACCAAATTGCAAAATTTATCCGCATTAAATAATTATAAAAAGGAGACAACAACAATGCCACAAGACAACAACACAGAAATTGACCTTAGCGAGTTTAAGGTTTACGTAGGAACTTTCACCAAAGCAAGCGGAGAGGTTCGCACCATGAAGTTTCGCGCTCACCCTCATAAAGTAGTTGTAGCACTACAAGACGAAACCTCAGAAGTAGTTTATGATTTAGAAGTAGACAACTTTCGTAGGTTTAACTTTGGAGCAAGAGTAGGAAGGGTAGTACCTGTATGAAAATATTTGAAGATGCAAAAAGCGAGTGCCTTGTAGTAAATGACGATATTGAGGTTTACACCTGTGAAGAAACAGGAAAGGTATTAAATTTATTTTCTCGCACAGGAGCAGAAATTGATTCTGATGAAATAGAAGAAGAAGTTTTTAATTATAGAACAGCACAACATGAGTTAGAAACTTTTGGTAAACTCATGTGGTCTGCAACAGATAAGGAATGGAAATTATGAGCTACATGAGTGAAAAAAACATTGATGAGCAAAATGCAGAGCCTGTAAGAGTTGCAATGGTAAGTATGATTCATAACGGAAAACTTATAGATGTACAGGTAGATAACTGCGAGTTTCTAGGAATAGAAGAAGACATATTTGGTAGGGATTTATTGACCTTTAAATACGAGGGTGTAAGGTACAGCGCACACACTTGGGAAAAATGGATATAAAACAACGCATAGCAAGTTCCTTATATACTCCTACTCACAAAGCAAGTAGGGTAATGCAACTATCTCACAATTTAAATGCTCGCGCAGATGTTTTAAAAGAACTTTACAGACTCCATAAAAATTTAAACTCAGCAATTATGTTTATGGAAAAGTATAATGACAGAGAATCTCTAGACGAAGTATACACAGAACTAGATTATTTAATAGAAAATGAAAGAAAAAAGCTACTACAAGAAACTCAAAGCCCAAAAGGATAATTTAAAATCACAAGGGTGGTCTGAAGTAATAATTACAGAAGACGGAAAACAAAAACGCAAATGGACGCATCCTGAGATAGAAGGTTCGCATTCAGTAAACGGAGCATACAAGCTTGCATCTAACTCTGCGGTATTATCTCTAGATGAAATTGCACAAATCAAAGAAACTCTTAATAAGGTCATAGATGCGGTATGTCAAAACACGACATCTATCAAAGAGATTCAAAAAAAGATAAGAGAGACAGAGTATGTTTAATATAAATCTGATTCTTCTAGGTATAGTTTTTATACTTTTAGGAACATCATGCTCTACAGTCTGTAAAAGAAAATTGTGCTGTCCTGACGAAGGGCATGGTAAATGCCCATTTTGTCATATAGAAGACTATGAAGCGGATTTAAGAAAGGCTATAAAATGATATACTCAAGCCACTCATACAGCCACTACCAAGGCAATGGATACCCAAAGCATTACGATCCTATGCCTACGATTTTAGGAGATAAGCTAGGGGTGCTTAGTCGCCAACTACAGCAGATTGTTAGCGATAACGAAAACCAAGCTAAACAAATAAAATCACTAGAAGATAAATTATCTAATGCACTAGAAAAACTAGATTACCTTTGTCTTTCACCTGAAGAAAAAGAAAACAAGAAAATATCAGACAAGGCAGATAATGTGATAAATAATTTACTGCAATGCGAAATATGGGATTTTTGCCATGTGTTTCTTCCTGAGCTTCTAGATGATCAATTTTTAATTAGGCTTTTAAATGTTTATAATTTCTATAATACTAGACATTACCTTATAGGGGAACTTATGAAGTCAGCTACAGGACAGCCTTTTACAAATGAAATAATAGAATATACAGATAAAGAAATATTAAGGAATCTTACCAAATTAAAAAGATGCGGAACAAAAACGGCACAGTTTGGAATGAAAATTTGGAGAAAAGCGGAAGAATTATTAAATGAACAAAAACAAATATTAAAAAACATTGAAAGCAAGAAACTTACCTAAAGATAAATCAATATACGAAGAACGCGAAGCACTTAGTCAGCAAGTGAGAAATTGGAATGGGTCAGACTTAGTTATGAGCAATATTAAGCACAGGCTAGAGACGCTAAAAAACTTAATAGATCAAGCAAGAATTGCAGAAAAATCAAAAAGTGCAGAAAAAAAATAAAAAATATTTAACTTTTTTTTACAGGCTGAATCCCTTATGAATACAGGGACTTAGCCGTTTTAAGAAAAAAAGTTTTAAAAAAAATTTCAAAGTAGCTTGACATTTATGAAAAAAAGCAATAGGTTTAAATCATATTCAACAAAGCACCTTGAGCTAAAGAAAAGGCAACACGACCAAAAAGACTAAAGAGGGGATCAGCCAAAAGCCGATCAAAACAAAAACTATAACAAAAGTTATTCAGTAAAACTTTTCGATTAGGCTCACAGGAATCTTTCTTATCGAACGAGGCAAACAAGTTAACGCTTGTCCCTGCTATCTATGGCAATACCACTTGACGCTCCTAGATGAAGACGGCGCCCCTGCTAACGGAAGGTTTTATTGAGTAACTTTGATATTAGCTTAGAGAGATGAAACACCGAGGGATAGAGAAAATCAGCTACTCTCCTACGAAAGTAGACTCTAAGTTAATATCTTGTCTTTAGGTCAATGTGCCTACGCTATTCGTGTTAAAACACTCCCTATTGAGTCAAGTGTTATGTCTGTGGATACTGCCACTTTCATGATGCCATCTCATAGGTTAGAGCAATGTGATACACGATAGTCGTACTAGACCATACCTAAAGGCAAATTAATTTTTAGATGGCTCTCTGCGCTTTAAAGCGTGGTAATAACCAAGGCTTGTGAATGGTAGGCTTTCCCTTCTTCGGGAGAGACAAGCGTTAAGCAAGTCGTAGGTCAGAGGATTATAGAGAATCCTTAATAAGCGGAGATATAAAACAGGTATGCGTAAGTGCCAACTGACCCTCAGTCACACACCCTATCGAAGAAGGTGCATGGAGCAACGAACGACTCCATGAGGCGCAGAGAGCCATCTAATTATTTTAATCCATTGAGGTTGTGCTTACATCGAGTGAACTTGACTCAGATACCTAAGCCTATCTTATAGAATCCTCCTATGCGTTTAGTGAAAGCGAGCATTACGTGAGGCAAGCGTTAAGACAAGGCAACGGATCATCTGACCAAGGTGACGATAAGCCAATGGATACATTTTAATGGGACGGACGGAATCAATCCGTGAGATAACATCAGAACTTCGCAGGGTAATCAGTCAAATCTGCCTGTGGCAAAGTCCAAGTCCTTACACTAGAGCCGACTTCCAAAGTACACGGAATCCAATGCTGAGTGTGAGGGCGAATCAATTTTATATGCTAACAAGTTCTAACTTAACTGCAAATAGGTGGTGATAAGAGAGGTGCGGAATGCAGTCTAATCTATCCTCTTGTAGGTTCGACTCCTACCTTGTCTAGCACTCTTTAAATTAGAAAACTGCAAATTGTTTAATAAAAAATTAAAGTTTTTTTAAAAAAATAAAAAGGCTAAACCCTAGTGTTTATAAGGGTTCTAGGACTTTTGGAAAAACTTTTTTAAAATAAAATATCAAAAAGGGTTGACATAAATAATAACTTATGGTTTTATTAAATCATATTAAGCAACGGACTTGTGACCGACAGATCAAGCAAAACGACTAATAAGAAGGGAACAAAAGTTCAAAACCAAAAAAAAACTTTTAAACTTTATCTAAAAGTAGTCAAGACGTACGACAACTGTATAGAATTAGCTACTACTAGATAAGAAAAGAAGTAGAGATTGAAATATCGAAAAGCGAGAAAATCAGCGCCTTCCATCATAAACTTAAACATAAATATAAGCCACAAAACATTAATTTGATGATCTACTTCTTCCGTCAAATCCTGTCCTTCGTGAAATTGGTTATGCATTAAATTGTGTGTAAAATTCCCATACTCCTTCAATGGAGATAAGCGAAGGGCAGGGTAAGATGGTTTTTCATAGAAATCATTTTTATAAATTTTTCCAATTCCGTTGACATAAAAAACCAACCACAGTTATTTTAAAGACTGTTGTTGTTCTGCCCTCTCTCGTTTACTTGGTGTGACGAGAGGGGGCTATTTTTTTGGTTTTGTTTGACGTACTTAAGATAAAAAAGATTTAGTCTTTTGTGAATAGAAATCTAAATGTTAAATGGTATAAGGAATCTGCAACTATAACGACACCTACAACTACAATAACTAATTGTAAAATAGAATTATTATACAATGAGGGATTATGGTTAGTGGAAAAAAGAAAAGAAGAAGAAATAGTTGAGAGTAATAAATTTGGAACATTAGCAGAAGCATCCAAGTGGTGCGAGGATGTCCTTTTGGGTAAAACCAATTGACGCAATTTAATTTTTTTTGATTAAGTGTATTCATGAGATTGAGAAATCAATTGTACAACAGGTTTAAAAAAATAGGATATACAAAGAGTTTAGCTTTATTTCTTTCAAAGGAACTAGTAGAAGCTTCATCTGTGTTGAATCATAAAATTTCTCCTGTTCTTATAACACAAAAAAAATCAGGAAAAATTAAACAAGAAGTTAGAGCATGGAAACAATCAGAGAATCATTCCCTGTAATATTAGGAGCGACAGGCACAGGTATAACCTTTTGGATGAGCAATTATGGTCTTCCTTGGATTGGTGCAACTTGCGGTCTACTTACAATTATTCATTTAATTATCCAAATTAAGCAAAAGATTAAAAAGTAAATAGGTCTTGACATAATTAAAGTATTATTTTGTGTTCCTAACAATGGGAACAGGAACAATAACACAAGTAATATATAAACAAACACAGCAACTTATTGATCAAGCATTTAAGCTTGGGGCTTTAGAGGCAAAAATATCAATAAATAATTTAGATAGAAATGCTGTAAGGTTACAGGAAGATATTAGGGAAATTCATAATGAGGCACTTAGGTTAGATAATTCTTTGCGCTCTTGTTTAGTTAACAAAGAAAACTCCTGTGAGTTAATAGATATTCCTCGCTCTTCCATATTTCAATGAAGTGGATTTCACTCTTTAGTGGAGCAGGATGTGGAGACTTAGGATTACATAGAGCAGGACATGAAGTGGTTGCTATGGTTGAATGGGACAAGTATGCCTCTGCTGTCGCTAAATACAACTTTCCCAATATACCTTTGTTTGCGGATGTGCAAAAACTTGATCCCGCAGACTTGCCTGATGCCGACGGCTTAATCTATTCTTTCCCTTGTCAGGATTTAAGCATAGCAGGGAAAGGAAAAGGATTTAAGGGAAATCGATCTACTCTTTATGAACACGCAATCAGAATTATTCAGCATCTCAGAACTAGAGGACTTAGGTATTCCTTGGCTGAGAATGTCGTTGGACTCCACACATCAAACAATGGGGATGACTTTGCGAGGCTCATCAACGACTTACTCAACGTCGGGCATAATTCAATCGGATGGACGATATTGGACTCTAGATACGTCGGATTCAGTTTTCCACAAAGTGGAGGGAGCAACAAAAGAGGAGTTAGGCAAGCCGTACCTCAACGCAGGAGAAGAATCTTTGTACTTGGCGCTTTCGGAGATATTAGTGGAGAATCCATCTCAAAAATATTATCTTTCAGAGAAAGGGGCAAAGGGTATCTTATTGAGGGCGAAGAGAAGAGGAAAGTTAGAGAATATGCCTCAGGTATTGAAGGAGAACCTACTGAAGTCGGCAAATATGTCTCTACAGGAGTTGATGTTTACAACGGATGCCACACAGGAGAAACAGCTTCCACTCTCACTACAGCAGTAGGTGGTACTCATGGAAGCGGTCCTAAAATTGCAGTAAGTTGGAATGGGGATACTACTCCAAAATCGTCAATCAATGTTTGCATGACATTGAGAAGTCAACAAGGAGGCGAGGGCGTAGGAGTTGCTACCAAAGAAGGAGTTAGAAAAATAACACCAATAGAATGCGAAAGACTGCAGGGGCTTCCTGATAACTTTACAAAAAAAGGAAAAAAACTGAAGCTTGACGACAACAGTTGGATTTTAGAAAATGGAACTATTGATTTATCAGACAACCAAAGGTATAAAATACTAGGCAACGCTATTACATCTCATTGTACAGAATGGATAGCGAGGCGAATAACAAATTATGAAGAAGAATAAAACTGAAGATACAAGCTACAGAATTAAAGGCGATCAAATTTTACTTTGCTGTGGTAAAGCTAATTGCCCTTCTGTAGAAGTTAGGGAAGAAAATTACATTGTCATTAAAGATGATTTTGGGGGAGAAGTAAAAATCCCAAAAGAAAGAGCCAAGATGATTCAAGGGGCTATTGATATATTGGAGGCAAGGGCATGATCTTACTAGCATCTATAGGAATAACAATGATCCTTATGTATGGGTCAATTTTTAACGCACCAAGAAAACTGCTATGCAAGATAGGATTAATAAAGAAATTATTATCATGTTCTCTGTGCTTAGGCTTTTGGGTAGGTTTGGCTCTTGCAAGTGCAAAATACTATACTGACAGAAACTTAGTAGAATTGATTTATATACCTTTTGCATCAGCTTCTTTAAATTGGGTTTTTGATAGCTTTATGGACTTCCTGCAAATACACACATTAGGCGTGTGCAATAAGGTAGAAAATAAAAATAAAAAAATCTTTGAGGATTTTAAAAGACCTAATTTGTAAAAAAAGTATTGACATCTATCTATAGCCCTTTTTAGTGGAGGGCATGACAATAGCAAGTGAACAGATAGTATTAAGTGACATAGGTAGTTACTTACATCAAAGATGCGTAGGCACTCTTAACGCAAGTGGATTGCCCTTACAGGAACTAGATGACTTAATCCCTATACAGGATTGTGACATGGAATGGTTTAATGCCTTAAATGGAGAAACCAAAAATGTAGTATGGTGGTATATTAACGAGTTAGGAATGACTTCTGAGCTAACAAAGGAACAACTAAGCATATGGAAACAATAATTGAATTTGTAGCAACAATTGTAGTGTCTGCAATCATTGGTTTTATTATTGGGTCATACTTTGGGTCAAAAGAAAGCGAAGTAGCTATTCAAAACATAAGAAGTTATTTTATATACGAAATAAGACTTCTTACGGAAAGAATCAAAGAACTAGAAAGGAAATATAATGGACGCACCTAAATTTGAAACCAAAGATGACAAAGAACCTACCCTAGAATACCTTCAGGAATTTGTAGGTGGATATGTTGAAGCTCAGTATCTCCCAAAGAAAGAAATGATACTAATTAATGAAGATGGGCGAAGATTAAATCTGCCCTTTAATGTTAAAGCTTCAGTATATGCAGGATTTGAAATTCTAGGAAATGCTATATTATTAAAAGGTAAAGCTGTCTTAACATGAATATTTTACAGAAGTGGATAATTGGTACTGTATACTCAGATAGCCAAATACTCGAAATACTTCAAGATTGGGGAATTATATCAGATAACTGCTATAAACTAGAGCAAGTAGGCAATAGCGAAGTAGCCGTGAATTATCTGATTAATAAAATGGGTCTTTAATTTTTTTTAATTTTTTTTTAAAAAAGTATTGACAAGTTGTAAATTCTTTAGTAGGTTTAAGGCATGAACAACATTAAACACCAAATAGAATACAAATACACAAGCAACGGAAAGAAAGTTTTATCCGTAACTCTTAATGCAAACCTTGACGGACAAAGAATTTTTCTTACAGGTTTTAGCCTAAAGCAAATTGCTTATAAATACTGCGAGCAAAAGAAAAGCTTTGCTAAGTTCAACAAGCTTATGAAGGTTCTTCAAAGTCTTCCACAGACTCACAACGATCCTTACGAAGCAGTAAGACAGCAACAAGAGCGTGACGAAGAGCGTTTGGCAGATATCTGCGATGATCTTAAATGCTCAGTATCAGAAGCACGCCATTTTCAAAAAACAGGCGAACATCCAAGAGGTTGGTAATATGTTTTATCAAAAATATCTAAAACAAAGGCTCTCGGAAGTAGAGTTTGAATCTACAATTCCTTTTAGCGAATTTAAACAATGGGTAAATGACCAAACATCAAAAGGTCACTATCTACATCAAAGTAAAAGCGCTTTGCAGTATTCAAGAAAAAAACTTTATATAAAAAGAAGTATAGACAGGATGTATTTAAGACAATCACAAGAACCAAAACTTGAGGGCGAGTGTATTAAAATGTCGAACGACGCTTTATTATATCCTAACTCGCAAGTGCTAGTAAGAAATGGATATAAGCTATGGGTGCATGATCTTGGATTGGCAGACTTTGCGTGTTTTACTGAAAATGAAATAGTGACTATGATGAACTGCCTAAAAAAAGGTAAGTGGGCAATTGAAAAAAGTTAAAAAAACTTTAAAAAAGTATTGACATAAAGAAAAACATCTCATAGGGTGTAATCATGAACAACTTAAATCAACACCAACCAAGACTTCAAAGAATCACTTCTGCCTTAACAAGAGCAAGAGTTCAAAACAGTCAGACTTGGATACTGTCAAGGCTTTCTGAAATTTGGGATGCTGAAGCATTAAGAATTTGCAGAGCAAGCTAATGAGAGCCAAAGCAAGGATTCCATTTGTATTCACCAAGGCACGTCCTCATAAGGATAAGTCAAAATACAATCGTAAACATAAACATAAAGGACAACACAATGACAGATAAAATACTTAACAAAGAAAACATTATAATTCCTGCATTATTTGCACTAGGGTGGTTAGCAATCATAATCGATATGATCCTATGAGCAAGACAGACAAAATATTATCGTTGCACGAAAAAATTATATCAAAAGCAAAGCTTACACCTGATTGGAAAAAGCATTGCCCAAAAGAGTATAAAGTACCTAAGGGATATTATAATCCTGCTTGGTATTCAACTCTTCAACTTGCAACATCAGGTGGGAAAATTGAGGGTGTAGATAGTCCTGATTATAGTTTTCAAGCAGACATATCATTTAAGGTAGGTGAAATGCTATCTACATATATGTTTCCACATTACTTTCTAGATAAGGATTTAGTAAAACTTATGGGCATGACTCAGATGACAAATGAGGTAGATTTAGCTAAAATAAAATACCCATTCGACTCTTGTCTGTTTACTCTGCCTATAAATATGATTCAAGATGTATATTCAGACTTAGACAGAGAAAAGCCTAGAGAAAAACTTGGTGCGTCTTTTGAATACAATAAGTGCTACCTTACTCAACTTGCATATGCTAGATCATTTGATGTTCAAACTATGACCCAAGAGTTAAATGCAAAAGCAAAAGGCTTGCAGTCTACAGACGGACGCCATTATCTACCACAGATATCTAGATTATGGACAGAGACATTATCACTAGAAGAAGATCAGCAACATAAAGCTCAAGAAATTATCTTAGAAGGCTTAGAGCAACAGATGGGTGAGCCTTGCAGAATAGTTCCAAGCTTTAGTGTAGTTATGGCATACGACACAGGTGATATTGGTGTAACTTGTTACCCAATAGAAAAAGATAAGGGGCTAGGAGAGATAGTAAAATCTTATGATAATACTTTTTATTTTGAGAACGAAAAACTTAAAAATCTAGATGATATTAAAGGCGTACGCAATGAAGTAAGTTCAATGCAAAACCTAACTAAGCTAGTGGTTACTTTAATTTTGTATATGTCCTCTAAAGCTACAGAGTACAAAACAGAATCTAAGAAAATTAAGTTCCAACATAAAGGAAGTACTGTATCAAATTTATACTCGGCAAATTTCTTAGGCGCTAAATACAAAGGGTATATCAGTAAACAGGAAAAACTAATGGGCAATAAAAGGATGAAGCCACATTGGAGAAGTGGCACATATCGGATTTATTGGACAGGTAAAGGTAGGAAAATACCTGTAAACAAATGGGTAATGCCATATCCTGTAAACATGGAAAAAGTTGCATGAATGCGTGGGTTTTTATATCAAGCGACACTCTTCTAGTGTCAGCAAAAAAGTCAGACAAGGAATACATGGAAAGGCAAAAAAAAGTCTTGACAGAAAGAAAGCAATTTGTACAAATAATTAAACCTAAGTCAGAAAAATATAACAAAATAAACACAAAATAATATGAATAAAATATCTCAACTATTAACTGCACCTGAAGGATATGTATGCACAGGAATAGAAGGCGAAGTATCCAACATTTATAAACGCTCTGTCTTCTCAAAAGGCGACTCTGAAAATAGTGTACAGAAGGTCATTATAAAGGACACAAGTGGAAGCTCAATTAGGTGTGCATTTTGGGGAAGAGCAGAATTTCCATATGGAGAAGGAACTAAGATTTTAATTACTCCTACTTCTCAAGGCAAAGGTCTTACTATCAAGGATAACGAGTACAAAGGGCAAGTTAACAAAGAATTAAACGTAGGAGACAAAGCAGGGATAGTTCAAATTGATGAATACAGCGATCAGACTGAAGTTACTACAGAAGCACCTATAAGCGTTGCAGAAAACACTTCTAGTTCAACTGCTTCTATGCTACCTGTTCCATTGGTTCAGAATATTAATCTTATGGATTTATGCATACAAGGAGCAACCACGCTAAGAACTAAATATCCCAATATGACAGATGACCAATTTCAGGCTATTACTTCATGCTTCTTTATTGAGGGAAATAAACAAAACCTTGGAAAATCTATGCCCTCTCAGCTTTTATGAGTAGGGGCATGGATTCGCAGTCACTAGGATATGAAGATGTAGCCTTGTTGGATATATTTCTTACTAGTGATTCTACCAAAAGTTTAATATCAGAAGCTACTGCAAAAAAATTAAGAAAGCGTGCATACAGTCAATTAGTTAAAGAATACATGAAGATTGAGGGCGTCCATGAATTAGATGCAGAAATAGAAGTTGATGCTATAGTGTGCTGTATGCTTATTGAGAAAAAAGGTGAAAACATTGAATGTGATTTAAATTGAGCTTAATTACCATATTCTGCATTATTGTTGTTATATGTGCAGGATTGGTATGGCTTTACAAAACTTGACGCACACAATAATGCTGTTCCATTATTTGTCATGGCAACAGAAAAAAGCGTCCCTTGGAAGCTTACAAGAGTAAGCAGAAATGTTCACAAAATAACTTGGGACTTCAAGAGTAAAGAAGAGTGCGCTTGGGTTTTATTGCGAAGTGATGCCCATCACGATTCTAAGCATTGTGATAGATCGATGGAAAAGCGTCATCTAGAATTAGCGGTAAAAAGAAATGCAGTTGTGCTAGATAATGGAGACTTGTACGATGCAATGCAGGGTAAGTTTGATAGAAGAGCATCAAAAGATGATTTGCTTCCTGAGTACAAAAATGGAGATTACCTAGATAGCTTAGTAAATGAAGCGGTCAAGTTTTATAGTCCATATGCTAAACAGTTTGCTATTCTTGGACAGGGAAATCATGAAACAGCAATTTTAAAACACCATGAAACAAACTTAACTGACAGGCTCAGGATTGGTCTTAATAGACACCTTAAAGACGAAGGAAGTAATCATAGAGTTTATATGGGAGGATATGGTGGATGGGTTCGTTTAGTTGGAAAAAGTCATGGCGCTCAAGATGGAAAATGGCTACACTATTTTCATGGTTCAGGTGGAGGCGGTCCTGTAACAAGAGGTGTAATCGGAACAAATCGAGAGGCAGTATTCCACCCCGATCCTTCGTTCTGCGTAAGTGGTCACACACACGATCAATGGATTGTGCCTATTGCAAGAGATAGAATTAAAGACACAGGAACACTTTACCAAGACACTCAATATCATATCAAGATTGCGGGATACAAAGAAGAGTATGGCGATGGATACGGAGGATGGCATATAGAGCGAGGCGCTCCTCCAAAACCTTTAGGCGCCGCATGGATAAAAATCTCTTGGATGGGTAGCAGTCATGATAAAACAAAAAGAGGGATATACCCTGAAGTGTTTTTATCTGACCGATGATAGAACCTAACGGAGAAGAATGGGATGTAGCAAAAAAATGCGATGCCTTGGAAATGGAACTCCAAGGGATGATCAATCATTATACTGCTGAATTTTGTGATCTTGATGAAGAGTTAGAGTCTTTGCAAATAAGACCTAAGGAAAATGTTCCATTTGTGGCAATAATTGGAATCCTTGAAAAAATAAAGCTTGATTTTTACCTAGAAAGCAAACTAGAAGAAGAAGGCTTCTTTCAAGAAGACACATAACGTAACCATAAAATAACTACAAAATAACTATCGAATGATAATAAAAATAAAAGAAAAAATATTTGATCCATACGCAAGAATACCAAACAGAATATTAAATGATTCCAAACTAAGTTGGAAATCAAAAGGCTTATTAGCCTACTGTATGAGCAAACCTGAAAATTGGGAAATCAGAGTTGCAGACATAATTAATAAATCTACAGACGGAGAAAGTTCTGTTAGAAGCGCTTTAAAAGAATTGATGGAACTTGGATACTGTCAAGGCACTCAACTTAAAAACCCTGATGGTAGTATAGGTGGATATCAATACGATTTTGCTGACTATCCATACTTCAAAAGCCCACACGTGGAAAATCCACACGTGGAAAACCACCACCATAATAATAAAGAAAGAATAAGTAATAATAATAAATTATTATTAGAAGTACCTGTTGAAACTTTTGATAAAAGACCTAAAAGCACGCCATTTGCAGAAATAATTGCAATCCTTACTAAGCAGAGACCACACAAGAAGTTTATTAGGCGAAAGCAATACGGAACTACTGAAAAAAACATAGGCAAATTTTACAGAGAGAACAACAAGGACACACAATGTTTTTATGACCTGTGTGACAGATTGGAGGAAAGCGATTTTCTTATGGGACGGAATGGTCACAATCCACCTGTGCAAATTAAAGACCCTGATTGGTCTTGGATATTTAAGCTTGGGCAGGATGGCACGATGAATGCCATGAAAATAATGGAGGGCAAGTATGCCAATGATAGGATGTCATTTGCATTGGAGAAAGCAAAGAAAGAAGCTTTAACTGAGGTTATTATAGTAGGTGGCGGTGGCAAACAGAAGGTAGACCTTACTGACCCTAAGTACAGAGTAGTAGGATTTGACGATGTACAAAATCTTAAAAAAGTAGTGGAGGTAGTGTAATGGATGCTAGTGAAATAAAAGATATGCTACACAATGATGCTTTAAGTATATGCGAACTTCTATTACCTAACGGAAAATTAGAACGAAACGATTGGTGTGTTGGCAGTATTGCAGGAGAAGAAGGCAGAAGCTTAAAAGTAGTTACCTCAGGCAGAAAAATAGGAACATGGAAAGATTTTGCAGGAGATGATGGGGGTAATAACTTATTAGAGCTTTGGGCAAAGGTTAAACGTATAAGTTTTGTAGATGCATACTTAGAGGCAAAAAAATACTTGGGTGTATATGAAGAAGAATACATCAAGGGTACTAAACCAAAATTTGAGCCTTTTAAGATTTCCTCAGAGTGGAAAATAAAACACTCAGACGGAATGAACTACTTGATTGAAAAAAGAGGAATGTCAAAAGATACAATTAAGGCTTTTGGTGTAAGCACTAAAGGTGTGGAGGTAATGTTTCCGTACTATTCTACAGATGGTGGCACTTGCGAGATGGCAAAGTTTTTAAAAAAAGAAGGCAACAAAAAGAAGCAAATGTGGTCATCTTCAAATACAGCCAAAACTTTATTTGGAAAAAGCCTTACTTCTGATAATGCGCATACACTTATTATAACGGAAGGAGAGATTGATTGCATGACTTTATGGCAAGAGTTAAAAAGCGAAGAGCATGGAATAGTAAGCGTTCCTTTTGGGGCAAAATGGGAAGCGCAGAATGGAAATGATCCTAATAGCGAGTGGATTTCTAACGACTTTGATTATTTAAGTAGATTTGAAACTATCATACTTGCCTTAGATAACGATGAGGCAGGAGAGTCAGCTACGAAGTCAATAGTTAAGAGATTAGGTAGGGAAAGATGTAGGTCTGTAGATTTTGGCGAATACAAAGATGCTAACGAGGTTATGCTGAAGGAAGGTGATCTTAAAAAAATCATTGAGGATGCAAAAAACTATGAACCTGAAAACTTAAAAAATGCATCAACTTATGAAGGGGAATTAGCAGAAAGATTTTTTAATCCTGAAAAAAACTACAGAGGTATTCCTTTACCTTTCAACATTCCTTTTTTTATAAGGATGAACGAGTTGAGTATAATGACAGGGTTTAGCGGTAGTGGTAAAACTATGTTGCTAAATTACTTATGCTGTCATTTGGCAAGCACAGGTAATAAAGTTTGTATTGCTTCATTAGAAATCAGGGTAGAAGAGACAATATCCTGCCTTGTTGCACAAACACTAGGGAAAGACGCACCTAGTTCAAGAGAAGAGCTTACAGGTGCTATGAATTGGCTAGGAGATGGCTTTTGGTTTTATGATCATGTAGGTCAGGCAGACTTTGAGCCAATGATTGAAAGCTTTGCCTATGCTCATAAGAGGCATGGCATAAATATAATTGTAATAGACAGCTTGATGAAATGCGGATTGGCATTTGATGATTACAAGGGGCAAAAACTTCTAGTAGATAAACTTGCAGACTTTGTGCATAAATACGATGTTCATATATTTTTAGTAGCTCACTCAAAAAAGAAAGAGAGCGAAAAAGAATATGTAGGAAAAATGGATGTTAAGGGCATAACAGAGATTACAGACATGGCTCACAATGTACTTAGTGTTTGGAGGCACAAGGCGAAAGAGGAAGCGATAAATGGTCTTAACCCTGATACTCAAGAAGAAGAAATAATGGACTTGGAAATATCAATGTTTAACAGCTTGTTTAGTGTCCACAAGCAAAGAGGAGACAAGGGAGAAGAGCCTGAAGCAAGGCTTTGGTATGATAAAGATTCAAGGCATTACACAACTCAATGGGATGGAGGAAAGAAAGGATTTTATGAAGGATAACTTAGAAAAAATTATAAAACACATTGTTGACAATAAAGAAATGGCATCAATTGATACTGTTGAAACAAATTCAAGTATTACAATGATAGCTAAAGTAGCAGGAGAAGACTACGGAAGAATTGTAGGAGCAAAAGGCAGAACAATAGAACTTATTAAAGATTTTGTAGATGCATACTCAGACTTACCAACAACCAAGAAAACTCATAGGCTTATATTAGAAGAACCTCAGACAAAAAGTTGGGGAGTAAGAGAAAGTTTTAAGCATAACCCAAATTGGAAACCTGACATAGTTTTAAAAGACCTTGGTGAGTTAATAAGTCTATTTGGTAAAGTTCAGATAAGTGTTGTAGATACAGGCTCTCATGTTATATTTGAATGTAATGAAATAGAGAACAATTACATTAACGATAAAGTAAAAGAAGCTGTAGAGTTCCTAACCAAAGCAATGGTTAAAGGATACGGCAGAAATGCTTTATTAGAATTTTATCAATGAAGTATAAGCAAGAATCTATTACAAGATTTGTATTTTTTTCAGAATCTCAAAAAGATACTGCTCATGTTGTAGATTTAATGGACGGAGAATGTACTTGTCAAAATTTTCAATTCAGAATTAAACCTTTATTGGAAAGAGGAATAATAAAGCCTACTGACGCTGTTGCAAAATGTAAGCACATGAAGCAAGCAAGAGAAATTTTGTGTGATGAAATATTAAACCAATTAAAAAATGGCGAAAAGCAGACACAGAGCTAGAGCAAAGCAAATCGCTCATGCAAATCAAAGGATTGCTCACGCGCAAACAGGACGACAAATATTCTTAAATAATCAAGTTAAGAAAAAAGCAATAGCTACACAAAAGGCAAAAGCTACGCAGAGAGCAAAAGCAACACAGGTAGCACAAGCGACAAATAGAATAAAGCACGCACAGACAGGAAGGCAGAGGTTTCTCAAGGCAATGGAATCTTTGAAAAAACAACAAATAAAGATAACAAAACACAATGTAAAAACTAGAGCAGAATTTTTAGAGCAGGATAAGAAAAACGGAAGCCAAAGATTAGCTAAAAAAGCCAATGGTAGTGCAAGGTTGTCAAAAAAAGCTAATGGAAGTGCTAGATTAGCAGGAAAGCAGAATGGCAGTCAGAGACTAGCAGGAAAAAGCAATGGTAGTGCAAGGATAGCTAATATAAAAAATGGTAGCGCTCGCTTATTGGATAAGAAAAACGGAAGTGCAAGATTGGCAGAAAATAAAAAACAGCAACCCAAAACACTAAGAAATGGAAGTGCAAGACTAAGAGATCAAAGAGGGATACAAGATAAAGATCATTTAAAAGCACCTAGACCAATGGCATAATTGTGAAAATGAAAATAAACTGCTCTTATACGAAATTAGTACCCATAGAGGAATTAGTTAAACATCCCAAAAATCCAAACACACATACACCTAGGCAAATCGATCTACTTGCAAAGATTATAAAAATGAGCGGATTTAGATCGCCTATTGTGGTGAGTAAAAGAAGTGGCTTTATTGTAAAGGGTCACGGCAGATTAGAAAGTGCAATAAAAGCAGGACTAAAACAAGTGCCTGTGGATATTCAAGAATACGAATCAGAGGCAGAAGAATATGCAGACATGATCGCAGATAATCGAATTGCGGAACTGAGTGAAATGAACCCTGACACACTTATTGAGTTAATAGGAGAGCTTGAAGAGGTTGACTTTGATGTGGATTTGACGGGATTTGAGGAGTATGACATCGACCAACTTATCGATGGAATAGGTGAAGAGAAAAAAGAGGAGAAGAAGGAAGGTGGATACTTGGATATTGAGTACACGCAAAAGATAAAAGCACCTAATTACGAGATAAAGGGAGACAAGCCAAGCATAGAGGAGTTGTATGAAACAGAAAAATATGACTCTTTGGTTGAAGAAATAGATAAGAGTAGCCTCTCGGAAGAGCATAAAAAGTTTTTAAAAATAAGTGCCTCAAGGCATATAGTCTTTAATTATGAGAAGATAGCTGAATACTACGCACATCAAGAAAAGGAAGCACAGGGGCATATGGAAGATTCTGCATTAGTTGTTATAGATTTTGATAAAGCCATAGAGAAAGGATTTGGCTCATTTACGGAAGAAATGAGAAAGTACTTTGCCCAAACACCAACAGGTGCAAATCCTGTGCCTTTGTATTCAGATGATGAAGAATAATAAGTTTCAGAGTTTTGCAATATTTATAATGGTTCATGGAAGACCTGAAAAGGATTGGACTTACAGAACTCTAAGAAGAAATGGTTATACAGGGAGAATCTACTTAGTTGGTGATGACTTAGATGAAACCATAGATGAGTATAAAAGAATATGGATTCCAAAACTCACCAAGAATGGAGACGAGTTAATAGTTTTTGATAAAGAAAAATCTAGGAAAGGATTAGATGCAGGAGACAATTCGGGTGATTTAAGAAGCACTTTGTACTCATCTAATAAAATTCTTGAATTAGCTAAGGAAAGAAATTTAGATTATTATATGATCATGTGCGATGACTATGATGGCTTTAGGTTTCGCTTTGACGACAAAGACAACTACAACACCACAAAAAATTGCAGATGCTTAGATAAGGTCATGGAGAGTATGCTCAAACTAATGGATTCCTCAGAGCAAATAACTACAGTAGCATTTGCGCAAGGTGGTGATTTTGTAGGAGGAGCAAATTCAAGCACGGCTAAGAAAAAAACATTAACTCGAAAATCAATGAATAGTTTTTTATGTAGCACTAAAAGACCATTTAAGTTTATGGGTAGAATGAATGAAGACGTAACTACCTATGTAAATCTTGGAAGTAAGGGATATTTATTTTTTACAATTCCTCAGTTAGCAATTGACCAAATGGGAACACAGCAGGAAAAAGGTGGATTGACTGATCTTTACAAAGCCTATGGAACATATGTTAAATCTTTTTTTAGTATAATGTATAATCCTTCTTGCGTAAGATTAAGCGTACTAGGAAAGAATCATAAAAGAATACACCATAAAATTTTATGGAAACACGCAGTTCCTAAAATACTATCAGAGGATCACAAAAAAAGATGAAGCGTACACCATTAAAAAGAAAGACTCCAATGATGCGAAGTCAGAAGCCTATGAAAAGGACTCCGCTAAAAAGACAGAGCCAAAGCAAAAATGCTAAGGAGAAAAGAAAAGGTTATGCTACAGCGAAGAAGGATTATATGCATGATAGAGGAAGCAAAAAACACCATTGCGAAAGATGCGAAGGGTTGTACGGCATAGAATACCTAGATTTGCATCATAAATCAGGCAGAGCAGGGTCTTCCGTAAATGAAGAAGGTATTATGGAGAGAAACCTAACAAACAAAGCTACATTTATGGCTGTGTGCAGATGTTGCCACGATTGGATACACAGAAATCCAAAAGAGAGCAGAGAGGCGGGGTGGTTAATATAATTTTATGACAATATACAAAAGCAAAGATTATGCAGAAGGTGAAAAGCTATCATATGCATCAAGTGATGGAAGGCAGTTAAGTGTGGCTCTTCCTTTTTGGATGAAAGAAAAAATAAGAAATGAAGCTCAAGAAAACAAACAAAGCATAAGCAGATATGTTATAAATCTTTTAAAAAAAGAATGGGAAGAAAATAACACAAATAATTTGTAAAAATTTTTAGTCCTGAAACCTACATGAATAGTGGGCTGTAGACGAATGGAAAAAAAAACTAAAACTTTTTTCTAAAAAGGTATTGACAAATATATAAGTTTGTGGTTTTATTATAACCATGAACAACACAACAATTACAACAATAAACATAAACACTTTTACAGGCTCAATTCCAA